TCCGTTAAGAGTATGTATTCTTTTAAATACAGACGTAGTACTTGAAGGTGATATTCTTGACGTCTGTCTTTTCCCTGCAAAGGTAAACATATTCTCAGTTGCAGATTCAATGCCGCTCAAATCAGCCATACGGAGAAGTACTTTATAGTTATTTTCTATGGTATTATTATTGGCAAACTTAGCAAAAGAGCTAGTAGTAGTACTAAACCCAAGGTTACTAAAAAGAGTCTGAAATGACTTAATCATAGCCTCAAGGTTTGCACTGTTGCCCATTATTGATGCAGCGGTGTCAGAGTTAATCTTTATGCCAACCCAGTTGAACATATTAGTTATATATCCAATCATTGAGTTATCTGTAGTAATAACAGGATTACTCATTGTCTTTGCATCAAACAAATTGCCTGCTACTGGGTACTTTCCATTTTTGGCATAATAGATAATACAATCGTATATACCGTCGGTTTGATTGATTAACTTCCTATACATATCGACCCTATTGCAATAGATTGATACGTTTATGCCACCATTGCCACTCCCTTTTATATTAAATACTGAGAGGTTTGTGTTCTTACCATAAAACAATCCATTCTTGAAAGACTCGAATAAATCTTTTGCTCCAGACCTATTAAGTATAGGGGTAGAATACGAATAAGTTCCATCCTTTTGATACTCTTTAACTGTACCTATAACCTGCTGGTGATACTTATTAAAATTTGATACAAAAGTATTTCGCATCATAGGATTATTGCGAAGCACGTTAGCTATAATTTTGTATTTCTTACCAGATTTTTCAAGTCTTGATATAATCTCTTCACCCGTAGAACAATCTCTTGTTATATCGAATATTTTCCTACCAACAAATTGAGGATTTGATAGCATCTGCATACCGGTAAGTGTAGTTGTTTTCTTCTCCTCAGTAGTAGTTGCTATGGGAAATAAAAACTTTTTATCTTCATTATTAACTAAAAGATTATTATCAATAATATTAAATGCTTCTTCCTCAGGTATAGAAGAATCTTTCTTTATAATCTTTCCATCAGATAGTTTAATGTCTTTTGTGGCAATATAAGACGTATTTTGTTTTACCTCAAACGAAGGGGTCATCATAAGTAGTCTGTTAACGCTTGCAGACATACTACTTATTGGATTAACCTCATCTGGGTCTACTTGCCAACCTTCCTGCTGAGATAACTCCATATCTTCTATATTTGCATCTGTATCGTTAGTAGATGTAGAGGTAGTACTTATTGATAAGTCGCTATTTATTCTTATATTGTAAATCTTGTTTATTATAGGGATAGCCATAGATGCTACCTCGTAGAATATGGAATCATAGTATTTACCATTCATATTGATTCCAAATACTCTTGAGGCTAGACTATTTATCTTTTCTGCTCTTTCTATATCGCCTTTATTGATAGCATCAGCTTTGTTATTGCTTGCTAGCAAAAGCATATTCTTCATCACGGTATCAAAGAGTGAAGCAACTCTATCTGTAGTAAGTGTATTTGTATAATCACTTATTGTTTTGCCAACACGTTTGCTTTCGTTGCCTATAGCACCGATAAATAGATTAACTATATCAGATTTAAGCTCTGCAAGCTCCTTACCTGTGACGCGCATATCAATCATTTGTTGATTTTGAGCTTCTTTTGAGCCGTAAGCCTTAATCATAGCATTCTTGATAATCCTTATATTTTCAGACATATCAGGTTTGCTATTTATAAAAGAGGCTATATTTGTCGCAATCTCTTCGATTTGTTTATCTGTATATGTATTACTGTCATTTATAACCAAATCTTGTCTACCTATTCCTTTGACATGAAAGTTATAAAGACGTATCATACTATATATAGACTCGTTAGTCACACCGTCGCCAAGCACTTGATGTCCTAAAGATGTCTTTACAGAGCGTAATCTCCTACCTACTCGCGGATATATGTTACACGGATTTAACATATTATGTTTAATATTTAGTTTTTTTTGTTTGACAAATATACGGACAATCTCTTTTAAGACAATCCATATTAAATAGTTGTTAAATAAAAAAGGTGTCAATATTTGTTTTATTGACACCTTTAAAGTAATTAGACTATAATAAGTCTATATAATCACCAAGGAGAATACTTATCTGTTCGAGCAGTCTATCTTTGTCTTTTATACTCATGCTACGATCAGAAAGAATCCACCTTATATATTCATCATAACGATTAAGCATTGACATTACCCGAATCATCTATACCAACCGTAATTAGATCGTCTGCATAAGGGAGGGTTTTAATCCAGTCGCAGAATATATGCCATTGAGGAAGCCTGTGGTTTCTTCTTTGAATATATATCCTCCTTAGTGTCTGGTAGGAAAACATCTGCACCCTTTTCTGCATGGTAGCCTCGGTAAGGTTCTCCTTAAGCTCAAGAAGTTCATCTGTAGCTAAGCCCTTGCCTTGAATATGCATTGAAGATTCACTACTAAGTCTTTCTATACCAATGCGATAAGTATCCATTTCTTGCCAAAAATAGCGAGGAGCGTTAATTATAGCATATACATTTATTCCACGCAGGACCTTTGCATGCTCATCGCCTCTCTTGATAAGAGTTAACATCAAATGTAAATCCTTTGGATTAAGTTTAATGCCGCAAGCTGTGCTGATTTTCGAATCGAATCCACTCTTTTCCTCATCACCTACAAATACGTGACTAAAATACACATCACTTCTGCATTCCTTGCCAAAAGGAAGTCTTAATGCTTGTAATGCTGCGCCGAATCCAGCAATTTCAAGCGTCTTAACGTTAAACTCATTTACTGATTTAAATCCCTTTTCCATTTGTGTTTTTCTTTCTTGCTTGGTTTATAGTTATTCCTTTTCTTTTTATCAAAGCGTTCATATGATTTATTATCATTTTCATAACGCTCTATTTGTCTCTCATTAAGTTTAGCCATAAATTATTCCTCTACTACTTCAAATTCATCAATAGACCAACCTTTGACTTTCTCATAAGGAAGGTCAATTTGGTTTTTAACTGCATCTATAAGTGTAGGAGTATCAAATTTACGTTCTATATCAGGATTGCCATCCTCATCAAATCCGTAATTGATTTCTTCATAATCTCTAACGCATATTCTTACGTTTTTATGCAAAGTAATAGATATGCAAACATCAACCATAACTGGAGTTTTGTTATCATTATAAGGTGCATTACTCTCTTCCATTGGAATTTATTTTTAGAATTTCGTAATCAATATAAACCTTTGCTTTTTGTAAATCTTCAATTGCTTTATCTCTAGTTGATATGCCGTTTTCGAATTTTTTACCTGCTCTCCAGATATACTTTATAGCGTTACCGAGGTTGAAATCAAACTCTTGCGCAACATCTATACACTCAAGACCGCTCTTGGTTTTATAGTAATCTTGATGTTGAATCTCCCTTTCAACCGGCTCAACATCACCGCCGGCTTTAAATCCAATTCTTTTCATTTATTTATGTTTGATAGTTTTGATGTACCAATAGGTACATTACTTATAAATACAATCTCAATATCTTCGTCGAGGATATTTTCAAGAACCCTTATATACCCATTATATTCAGCGTTGTTATTAACGTAAAGCAAAGGATAATCCCATTCTGCTATACACGTATTATTAGAATATAATCTATCGCTATCGCTTTTAAGATATTGATTTGAGGCCTCCTCACGTTGTGAGAATAATTCAATAACTCTACTATTTCTCATTATAATAACTTTTGTTGTTTTACAGTTAGCTCAGAATAAAGTTGATATGCTTTATTTATATACCACATCATGTCTATATCTTTGTATTGTGCTTTCCCTAATATTATCCTACTATAGACAAGTTTAGGCTCTGATACATAATCTCCTTTTATATAGAGAGAATAACCATTTTTAGTTATCGTAAAACAAATATTAGAACCTATTGGATTCTCAAATAAACCATCACGTTTAATGCAAAATACTTTATCTTTTCCAGCATTTTTGCTTATAACATATTTTGATGTGTCAATCATACACATGACATCATCTACGGTTTTATTATCTGTTATAGACATTATGACAGCTATAGAGGAAGCCAAAGGGAATTTAGATGAGCCATATTTAAAGAATCCACTTGTAATAATATTTGAATTAGAATCAACAGCAAACCAATCATTTATAGAATACTGGCAAAACAATTTGTATTCCTTGAAATTAAGTTGTATGTTATGCTTTTCCTCCCATTCATCAAGCTCTAAACGTGTAGTATTCTTTGTTTTTTCTGACATGAATACTATACCATCGTTATTTATTTGTAATATATCTACATTTCCAAGCGATTCAATTAAGCTAATAGTCTCAAGTGCAGACATTATCTTTATGGACATAAACGCTTTAAAGTCGTGTACGCCAGAAGTTTCAAGCATTAGACTACCTATAAAAGAGTTAGTGGCAAGTTTGAATTGTTTTGAATATGTCTTACCCGAATCGTTACAATCTCTAAGTTTAAGCATTGTTTCTAACGCATATGAAAACGCATCTGGACTCATCTTGTCAGGCGTTATTTTAAAATTTACAGCAACAGAGGGCCATGCTGATTTAAAATCAACATAATAGATATGTTTTGATTTATTATCAAATACACCTTTTTCTGCAAATCCCTTAAGTCCACCTAATGTAAGTGTTGCTATATTTCCGGGTAAAACTACAGATAATACATAATCTGGATTTATAATGATATTTCTTAACTCTGAAAGAAATGCATTGTTTCCTGCAAAGTTAAAGTTGTAACTTTTTGGTATTATGTCGTTTATGGATATACTAGAATATCTGTTGTCTATAGGTTCAAATGTTGATTTTGTGTTATAAAATAACTTAAATAACTTCATACCTATAGTGGTTATGTTATCGTTCATAACACGTATTGGATATTCTCTTTCTATAAACTCTTTAAACAACACATCAGCAGTTTTTGCCTCAAGAAGCTCATTATAGATTAAAGCATTACTTTTTGATAACTCTCTTGAATAGGTGCGCCTATCAGAAAAACATCCTTTAGGTACTGTAAGATTATCGTCAACAACTCTTCCAAGTTGTTCAAACACAGCATCTCTAAATTGTACTACACCTTTGTTGTAAAAAAGTGGTGCCAAATCAAAAGAGTTAAACTTATACGCATGCTTATAGTTTATCCAGTCCTGATAAGGATGAGTATGCACAATATTAGCAAATGAGTCTATCTGAAAGATAATATCACCTATAGACTTATTCTTTAACTCATTATAATTGATTATACAATAATTAAGTATTGTCTCATCATGATATCTTCCATTATATGCACACCAGTAAACATCGCCACACATTAGACTTGATATAATCTTGTCTAACTGATTATAAACTTTACTTATCTCATAATGGCGAATACCGTTTGTCTCGGTATTTACCATTGAGAAATCAATACAATCACGTTGTGTGACAACACTATAAGTAAAAACAGTTTTTCCAAACAGAATCATTTGATATACATATTTTTATTCTTGAAGTCTATTACGTATTTATATTCTTCAAAGAATGTATTACCTAATATTCCATGAATTTCTATACCCCAATCGTCAAAAGCACCGCTAACATCAAATACTTCAAATATTTCAGTAAACATCTTCTCTCCATTAAATAGAGTAACCCTATAATACTCATCTGGAACAACTTCTCCGTTTGCTGTAGTTATTGTTTGATGAGGCATTTCGTTTCCGTCTTTATCAACAAGCTTTACTTTGTCAGCATCAGCCATAGATTGAACAACTCCAAGTTTAAGGTGAGATAAATTACTACCAGTATCTACGAGAAAGTTAAATGATTTACCTTTTCTATCCTTAAGCGTAACTATTGGAGTACCTGTCTTTTTAAATGTCTTGCTAAAACTAAATTTTGCTTGATTTTTCAAATTAAAATCATAAAGACTTTTTGCTCCGATTGCAGCAAGTAAAATCACAATAAGTATTATTGATACAACTGTAGCCATAATCCTCCTATTTTACTCCTGTTGAACCAAAGCCGCCCCTATCTTTTCCTCCAAGTGAATTAACCTCAATAAACTCAAATCCACTAGTGAAAAGCCACTTGATTTTTTGCCACACAGTTGCTTTCTGACTAAGATTTAACCTAAACTGGCAAATTCTATCGCCATAAGTGACGACGCTATCCCGAAGGAAATACACAGGATCTTTCCACTCATCGTTATCTCCACTATATGAGTTATCTATAATACCGAACGAGTTTACTTGTATGAATCCAAACTTCTTGAATGTACTGCTTCTTGACACAATATTGGCTTCAAAACCCTTAGGAAGCCTCATAGCTACGCCAAGAGGTAGCAATGCAAAATCATCTTTTTTGTATTCGTATTTTTTATACTCAGGACATACTTTTAGATCTATCCATTCACCTTTGTCTATAAACTTAGGGATATATGCACCTCTATTTACTTTCTTTATATATATTTTTTGTCTCATTTCTTTCTTATTTATCAAATTTAATAAAGCCACAGGTTTATACTGTGGCTTTATTGTACGATACGTAAAACTACTTCTCTACTTATTTTAATAAGGGACTCTCACCCTCCCGACATCCTTTTATGCCGTATTTAATAAATTAAACTTTGTTAAGATAATCAATTATGTCGTTTGGCTCTGTCTCTCTAACACCAATCGGAATCTTAGGATTCTCTTTGAGATAGTAATCCAGTTCTTTAACGATATTTCTCCAGTTTTTGCAAAGATACTCACCGTTCTTTCCGTATGCAAGGTTTGTTATAGATTTTGTGTCTTTGTATTCCCAAGCGAGAGGGTTCTTACTATTTCTATTGACTACAATAAAGATATAGTTGTTAATCTTAAAGTCTTTGAAATAGTTATCTTTGACTACATTTTGACGTAATAACTCATAGTATAATTGTGCCTGAATCATATAACGCCATTTGATAAAACTAAGCGGGAACTCATACTCAAGATGCGATGATGTTTTCAAGTCGCAAGGAGTTATAGTTTTTTCCTTGTGATTGATTAAACATAAATCCATCATACATCTCAGTTTGACACCTTCATATTCGCCCTTAAATTTTAGTTGATATTGCCTCTCGATATCATCTATTCCGTCCCGCCTAAAATAAAACTCGGTAGACGGTGATGTTTTTAACGCCTCGACTGAAGCTATGCAGTCGGCGTAATCCTGCGATGATACAACCTCTTTACTGCCGCAGCAAACCAAAGCATCAAAATAGTCAGAGCAATCCCTACGTATGTTGCGTATCCTTGTTGATTCATAAGACTTACCGGCATAATAACCGCATTCTGCCCCTATCCTAGCTATATCGAAATCATCTATATCTGATAGACTTAACGCATCAGGAAATTCATCGTTAAGACGTTTCGTGACAAGTATAAGTGAGTCACTTAATTTTGGGAAATCAACCACAGCGAATCTTTCGTTGAAAGCATTCTCACCGTCAGTAAGTAACGTGTCTACCATGCTGCCGAAAGTAAGCGATGGTGTGCTTATCCTGTCAAAAAGTGTAGGCAATCCTTTAAATCCCTCCCTGTCGAATCTAGCTATTGTTGAATACGAATACGCCTCATCCTTGCGGTATGTAGGCTCGTCAACTTTCCAGCTTATCTCGTAAAGACTTTTCATTTGTTTGTTGAGTTATTTTGTTAAACCATTCCATTGTTTTCCTTAATCCTTTAAGCGTGTGAATCTCAGCATAATACCAATGTATCGCCAAATCTATGTTTTTGAGAAACATTTTACGCTTATATGGGTGTAAATCGTTAGAGTATCCCTTACATTCAAGTACAAGAAAGTCATCACCTATTCTGACTACAAAATCAGGAGTATATTCCCAACGTCTTATTTTTGTAGGGCTTCCGTTTTTTGTGACTTGTGAGATTCCGTCAATACACCACGGTTTTGACGGAGTGAAACTATCCAGAAGGGTTGATGTCAAAGGTTCATACTCGGTATTATAACCAAGTTTAACCAACTCTTTAAATACTCTTGCTTCTAACTTTGATTTAAATTCTATACCGTTTGTGATATTTTCTGTTGCTCCAATTATTTTCCTATTTTCCATCATTTTATATAGTCAGTTACTGAACCAATAATAATTTCATTATAAAAAATACGCGTTGCATTCAAGAAGCTTTTTATAATACATTTAAGTAAATCTTTATTTTTGTATATGTTACTTATAACTATTTTTATGTTTCCAGTATTTTCATCTTTAAGAGAGAGGCAATATATCTTTCCTGTTTTAGAATATACACAGCCATATTCACAAAATATGTCACCATCGTCACATTCAAAATGTCCTATAAGATTTTGATAACACTTGTCTATAATCATATCAGATATAACTTTTTGAGACATAGGTGACACATTATATGTATTATTTCTGGCACAATATAAAGACATAGGTAAAATCAAATTCTTATCTCCATTTATAAAACAATATCCATCTTCGGCTTTTATAACGCAAAACCGTATAGATTGCATTGTCTCATATTTTAGAGACGAATGTTTTCCCTTTAAAGCACAGATTACACGTTCGCTTTTTGTCATCTTAATTCCTCCAATGACATTTTTATTGAATTATATTCTGTAAAGAAAGGAAGATTATACTCTACCAAATTAACATTGTTGTTCACATAGTTTACTACAAGATTGCATATTATAGAACCTATCATCATAGCCATATATGTTGTTTGTTTAAACGAGCATATTGTGCTGTCAGCATATCTATCCTCAAACATATAGTCAGCCTCATATCTCCTTCTAGATTCAATATCGTCAAACCTAAAACAAATTACTTGTAATGTATCCGCAGATAATCTACCATCTATGTATAAACCTTGAAATCCAGACGCTATAGCGCTATCATATACAGATTTTCTAGAAGACATTGAATCTACTCCAGAAATAACTATATCAAAGTTTTTTTGTATTGATGTATCGGAGTAAAATCGTAAAGTTGATGAGCTTATTTCAGTATTAGGAGAGAAAAGTCTTACATTATTAGATAATTCAAGAGTTTTATTACCACCTATATTCATAGGGCCAAAAAACTGTCCTGCCATATTATATACAGAAACAGTATCATTGTCAATTATATGTATTCTTTTTAGATTAAGTCTTGATAACGCAAGTACGGTCCAACTTGATATTCCGCCAGCACCTATAATTTCAACGTTTATTTTCGAACATGCTTTAAACCATGGCGCTCCACTGTATCTTTGCGTAGTCATAGCAGATATACCATAGTCTGATAATATCTTTATATCCACATTATTTGTATGTTCATCTTGTATAGAATCATTATTATTTTCTGTATTATCACTATTAATTATAAATGTATTTCCAGAGGAAGTGTTATCGTTTGTTCCGAGGATTTCGTTTATATCCTCATTTGTTATATTAACACTCATAATATTCAAGATTGTTATTTATGCATTCTAAACACATGTCTACATATACAGAACTATCAAGTTTGGAAAGCATGTCATAAAGTGCTTTAAGTTCTTCTATAGACAAATTCTCAATCTGCGAAATGATAAAATTATATATAGTTTCATCATCATCGTTTGTAATCTTATCAAGGCTGCTGTCAAATTTTAACTTTTTATCGCATGGAACCCAACCAAGAGAGGCTGTTGCCAATCTATTATATATTTGAGTAATCTTACCATTATCCACAATATTGGATTTATCCTTAAACAATGTTGGGTAATCGTTTCTATGTGGTTTTTTGTCATCAAAATACAAGTGCTCTTTAGATATTGGCATTGCACTGTTTCCGGCAAGCTCAATAAGTACAGACTCTTCGCTGTTTTGCGGTATGATAACATCAAGATTTATCTTCTCTATAAACTCGTCGATAACAACGTTGTCTCGTGTCTCGGTTACATCGGAATTACCAAATGTCTTATAAGTCGAGGTGATTTTGCTTGACTTAATCTTTACCTTTCTTGTTATGGCTGCTACATACTTACCTTTGTTGTTTACAACTAAGGAGAGGAAATGATTCCTTGTCGAGCCTTCCTTTATTAGCGTTTGTGTATCTTCTCCGCTGTAAAAAGCATCCATTCGATTATGACTGTGTAGTAAACCAACTTGTTGATTTATAAGCATTTGACTACAAGCATAACTTATTATTCTTTCATCTTCAACAAATTCTGTATGCCCTCTTGTGCCAATATCAAGCACAAGGAAGTCAACCACCTCAAATATGATGTCTTTGTTTTCAAATGAACCTTTGTAGTTGTAATATAATACTCCGCTCCACTCGTTGTCAGGCAGTTTTGAGCACCACCACCTTATTTTTGATTCAACCTTTTCCGATATAATAAGTTTGAATCTGATATTGGATTCTTTTATTTTATAATTATTATTGTTCATTTTATTTATTATTAATAAGATAGTATCTATAAAGTAATATTATTAAGCCTCGTGCTACTTCTGGCCTTATAATATACGCTTCTTCATTTGACTCAACACCTATCTTTTTGAACCTAACATTATTACCCTTAAAATATATTAACGTTCTCATACCGTCACGAAGTATAGGGTTATACTGTGAATCAATGTATAATCTTCCATCACTTATAGCACCAACTATAAGATAGGTATCAATATCGCAACTATTATAATCTTTTTTGTGACGTAAATAATCAAGCGTTAGTTCTGTAAGTTTACATATAAGCGGTATTGTGGTACCGAAATTAATACTATATTTATCAATATATAAAGGCTTAATAGGGTTTATAGACATTATATAATTAAACAGATTTAATATATAATTAGGTGGAATATCGTTTACTTGTATTTGAGGTATAATATATTCGATTGAATACCTACTAACAACTTCTTTCATTCTTATATATGGACCTCCTGATATTGATTCAGTTCTAATATATCTATCAAGCTCTACAAGGAATAATCCGAATATATCAGGATTATAACTTGATGCAAGTGTAGCCATAGTTGACTTTATTGGTCCAGTACCAAGACATGGTACTTTATAACTCATCGTATTATCACATTGACGAGGGAGGTGAGAAAAAACATAACCACATCTCATCTCGTTAGCTGTAAGTGTCGAACGTGTCATATCAAACCCGACAAGGCTTGCGTTTTCAGTAAATGTGATTCTGACATATACATCATATATAGTATGTTTTTCATCTCTTTCATTTGACACTTCAACCTTATCCCAATATATTACAAGCCTTGGTCTACTAGTAAGCGTATCTTGTAAGTCAACGTTATCTGCTCCAAACATATTATCGGCAGCAGATTTTATGTCATCAAAACAATTCATATCAAATAAAAAAAGCCATATCCAAAGATATGGCTTGAAGTCTACCTGTCAAGAATGTCACTTATTTCCGACGTTGAGAGATTCCTTGCAATGTTTTTGCTTTTGCATACCGTGTAGCCCATTTTTGTAAGTGCGGCTATAACCTGCTTTAGAAGATATTCATTTGAGAATTCCTCAGCCCGCCTTTTGGTATCAGACAACTCCTTGGATTTTCTGTTGGCGATAAAACTCTTGAGGTTTTCCGTGGACACGCTGGTATACATGAGACCGTACGCGTCCTTTACCTCCTTGAAGAGTTTGTGGCTCTTTATGTAGTCGAAGCACTCCTGACGCTCCTTACTGATAGCTCCCGACGAAATCTTCTTGTTTGCGTTAGAGAGCTGAAAGACCAAGTCGTTGGTTACACTTCCCTTGAAAGGCATGTTTGTCGGGAGTATTGAGTCATCTGACTTATACTCAGCTTTGCTAACACCCTCATAGAAGGCCTGATTTGTATAGTCTATTCCTGCTTCATCGAGAAGTCTTTTAACGTCGGCAAGTGTTGTCACTTCAACATCGTTAAAGTCTTTTCTCGATTGTGTGTTTGTAGATACTACAATTACGTTTCTTTTCATGATTGCTTTTGTTTGATTGGTTTAACTAACAGTTCCTTTATTACCCTCCTGAACGTTTCGGAGCCTTTATTCTTGAATAAATCCGAAGGGTCCTTCGACTGGTATTCCGACGGAATCTCAACCATTTCAAGGTCGAACATACCGCATAGTCTTGACGCGTATATATGTCCGTGGTTTTCCTCCTTGTCGAAATCGTTGTCGAAGAATATGATTATCCTTTTGAATCTTCGCTTCAACTGGTTGATTACCTTCTCCTTCGGTATATAACCCTCTCCCTGAAGGCTTACAGACGGTATCCCGGTATTCTCCCAAAGGCACAACGCATCCTTTCTTGAAGACGTTATAAACAAGGTGTCACCCTCTTCTGGCAGTCGGGACCACAAGTCCCAAACCGAGGAGTCGTGTTTGCTCAACCATTTGAGTCTCTGTGACTCAGGCTGGTATACTTTGAGTGATACCTTATTATCCTTGCGCTCTACATAAACATAGGCGAGTCTGTCGGCGGGTATAACCTTTGTGTGATTGTCTCTTGTTATAAGGATATGGCTTATAGGGTACACATCGCCAAACTCAAGCCACTCTCTGGTTATTCCGTATGAGTTCCAATACTCCATATCATAATCAAACCATTGGCGTGTTCTGACCTGCAATACAGAGTCGGTTCTGCGTATTACTCTCTTATGAGTCTTGTTAAGTCTGATTGAATCTGGATTAACCTTATCCAAATCTCTCCATATCTTTGAGATAACCTCGTTGAAGCTACGGTTCCACATCTTACCCAAAAGGTCGAATATACTACCGTGCTCGCCCGTGCCGAAGTCTTTGTAGAATACCTTTATGCCGTTCGGTGAGAAGATGCTTACCGAAGCGTTTCTATCCTGTCTGACAGGGCTGTTAATAAGCGTTGGTAAGACGTCTATATTAAGATAGAACCTCATTATATCAAACTCTGAGATTCTTTTTAATAACTCGTCTATTCCAACGCTTATATTGCAACGCCTGAAAGCCATTGTAGTTCAATTAATACTCAGGAAACTCTTCCGGCATATCGTCATTATTGTCTGTCGCTGGAATCTCAGGTTTGGATTCTTCCGTAGCGAATGAGGTTGGCACTACCTTGTACTTATGTACAGGAGAGACGTCAAACTCGCTAGTCTTATAGCCTCCGTTGCTAACTCGGTCGTCAAGGCTTTTCTCAAACTGTTTAATTGCCGTCTCCATCTTTGACTTGTTTTTCACAAATAAATCGGTGTAAACAGCCTGATACTGCCTTCCGTCATTGTTGTTGCGTACTCCAAGAAGAATCTTTACCTCATTGTTTGATGCCATCTTGACGATATCCTTCAACTCTTGGATGTTACCGTTAATGATAGCTTTCACATCCTCAAGTACTCCCTCACAAGCATCAAGCTCGCTTTCTGTGCGTGTAACCCAAGAAGAAGTGTTCGAGTTATAGTATTCAGCGTCATCAAGACAAAGAAGTGCACGGATGAACTGCTCAAGATTAGCCTCACCAGAATATACCTTACGGTAAGCCTTATCTATCCTTGCCGGACCGCTCGCGTACTGAGGTATCTTGTTGGCGTCAATCTCGTCTTGTGTAGCCCATGCGGTTCTTCCATACTTGTCTATAACCTGATACTTTCCTGAGTTTGAGCCTTTTATAAAGGTATCGTTAAGGAAGAAAGTGAGGTTAGTCAATATCGGCTTATCTTCATTGACATTCACAGATAGAATAAAAGATACTCTCATCTGTTTCTCTCCTGCGCGTGCTATTCCTGTATATACAGGCTCGTTCTGTACTGACGTGCCATAGATTGACTCCATCTCAGCCTTTGTAGGATTGACAGCGATTACCTTAGCGACACCCACACCGGTATAAAGTCTTCTTACAATCTCCTCTGAGTTGTTAGCGTGTTTAAAAGCCATAATGTATTCCTTTTTTTTATTGTTTAACTGTAAAGGTAGCTATATTTTCCGGATTACTCTGCAGGGTTATAGCTGTTTCCCTCAACTTCCGCGATTGCCTCTATGGCTTCATCCGGTATGGTGTTGTCGTCAGATAATTTTGTCTCAATCGGTTGAGTCTCAACCTCTGTATAGTTCTCAGGCTCATTTATTACAAGCTCGTAGTCTTTGATTCTCTTGAGCGCGTCTACTGAAGACAAACCCTCGGTAATACCAAGGATAGGCTCCTCCCAACGCTGGATTGTATGGTCGAGACCCTCAAGCTCCTCGTTTAGCGCGAGTATCTTGTGGTATACAGACTCTCTTTTTCTTCTCAGCGCTGAAGTCCTCTGCGCCACAGCCTTGATATCGGCTACTTCAAACCTTGTAAGTTTCTTAATCATGATTTTTTTTGTGTTTGATTGATTTGTTATTGTTTTTCCTCGGCTATAAAGCCGTTGTTGCATTCGTATTCAGGTACCGCCTCGACGGTTGACGCGACCACCTTGTAGTAAACCTTCTCAATATTATTGTAGTCGGTATACAACTCTGTCTTTAACCTTCCTATGACATGTATGTTTTTACCTTTTGCTATAGCGTCAAAATCAATATCCTTGCCACCTTCGAAGGCTACAACATGATGCCAAGTTGTTTCTAATATTGGGGTTCCGGAATCCTTGTAAACAAAATTGGTGGCTACGCTAAAGTTTGCCACATGTTTGTTATCGTAGCTGATATTGGCTATTCTGACATCTCCTATAGTACCGATAAGCTCGATTCTATTGAGTTGCTGTGTTATCATCAGATAAATATTTTTGACATATCAACTGTAATGTTTCCGTTCTCGTCCGATGAGGCTACCTCAAACTTTTTACCTCTAAGATGTATAGGCCTTGCCTCTCGAAGAGTATCTCCTCCACCCTCGAAAGTTATATATGTTTTATTCTTATCACGATATACCATTCCAACAGCATCAGCTTCACCACAGATAATATCAGCGGATTTTCCAGCCAAAGCCATGGAGTATTCAGTCATTTCCTGACCGTTCTTTTGAATCTGTTTATCCTTTATATGAGATACCAATATGAGGGTGTCACATAACGGCTTAAATACATCAATCATAGCGCGTATAGCATTCCGGATAAACATCCATCCGGCTCCTTGCGGAAGCATTCTAACATCAGCTTTAGGGTCAGGAACTGGTTTGTTAGTTTTTGGGTCTTTATAGATTCTACCGTTAGCATCAAGTTTATACCCCCAATTTTGTCCAACCGAAGTGGCTCTGTATAACTGTGCGGCATAACTTAAACTTGCCTCTTCGAGACGAGTGGCGTTATCAATGGTGATGAATCTGTAGGGAAACTTACCGGTCTCTTCGATTTTAGCTTTGATTGATTTCGCTATCTCGAATATATCTCTTGCTGTTCTTGCTTGAACGCACATGACGCTTAATGCGCGGTAGCCATCCTCAAGGTCTATAATGAGGTTACTATCAAGGCTTGCCATCAGCGTTGACTTTCCCGACTTATAACCTCCAAATAAAACCATTAGTTTCGGGTTATAGTTTTCCACTTTCTTCCTTTCTGTTGGTAATTCAATCATTTTATTTGTGTATCAAATGTTTAACTTTTGAAATCAATAAGAATAAGGCGTTTCTCCTGTTAACCACGCGTTCCACAAGGGTATTGTATTCCTGTGTGCGCGGAGGAGGCAACTCCTCGTAATAGTTTACGGCTCCGTCAAAATACAGACCTATCATTCCGTTGCTTTCTCCATCTCTGTTGATTACAACCTCAAGGAATCTCGCGTTACCTTTGAGTCTTGTGAGGTCATAACCTGCATAAGAGTTCATCTCAAAAGCGTAAGGGTTTGATAATCCGAGCATTACGTTTGCGTCCTTTCCCGTATATTTACTATCCGAGAGGCTAGCTACTGTAGGACGTATTTTATTTGCCTTAAACGCTTCAAGATTGCTAATCTCAGTTGATTGCTGTTGTACTACAACTGGTATATAGTTGTATTTATTCCTAAGCTGTATCAAATAACTCGATAAAGTGTTTATACCTTCCCTTAAATCTTGCTTACCATCAGGAGAGATTACATTTTGTTATCCTAAAGGTTTTTTATCCTTTAGTTCTCTATATTTCCATAGAGTTCAGCATATATTTTCATCCGCTTGGGATGACGAACACTCGTGGCGACATTATATTCTATTTATAGTTTCAGCCGCTATGCGTTACACTGCCGAAAATTGTTACAATTCGGTTAGCTCGGTATTAGCATGTCTTTTATATATTAGCATATCAAGATTATCATTAAACTTATCGAATTTTCTTTTTAGATATATATTAGAATCATCATACATATAATGGAATAGATTCAATATACTTTCTTTCTTTCTTTCTGAAAAACAATCTATACATATCATTCTTACATAAAGCTTCTCCATTAGGTACTTTCATAATTTTACCTTTTCTTAACTCTTTATTTATTGTGCACTCGATATTATTATCCACTAATATTTTTTGTATTTCATTAAGTATATTTATTGTAGAAGAACATATATTCCCTTTAAGAAATCTATTATTCTTATTATTACATACAAAAATGCAACCGTCTCCGTCAAAATATCCCCTTATGAAATGTCTTAAAAGATTTTGTGGCATACAAGGTATTGATAACTCCTTATAAGTTTTATTTCGCACAACTCCTAATTTCTCAAGATTTCTGCACACTATGTTTGAAGATATTACAAATCCAAATGATTTTCCTTCGGATTTAAGATGTATTTCTTCAGAAAAATAGTTTTTTATTCTTTCCACCATGTACTTATCATCTTCTTTAAGTCTAAAACCAGCTTGTTTGCCATTCCAACCGTCCGAAAGCATAAAACCTATGATATAGGCTTCCGTCTCATTCGTTATGGAATCGCAAGTCCAATTTAATTTATACCTTCCAATTCTTAACCTTTCTTTAACCAACAAGTTTTCCTTGTGTGTTCTTTTAGGTATATTAAACTTTTTGAAGTGATAATAACAATCAGTATTATATTTTTTTATCCAGATAAGCTATTGATAAACCTGAATCATACTCTTGCTTTAGTAATAAAGCAAACTTCCTTGAACCTCTTATTAAATTTGACATAATATAATCTATTAATAGACCAAAGTTAGTCAAATATATCGGGATTACAAAGTAATATAAAAGATTTAGCCTTCACCGATTTTGCTCGTTAATAATCCCAGAAATCACTAACTGGGACGCCTAATCTTTAAGCTGATATGATCTATCACAATCATTACGTACTCCTTGGGGTCATAAGGTATATAGTAATCAAATACATCCCTCTCGTCAACAACCTCTCCGCTATTGTTCTTCACCTGCAACTTCTTTGTATATGTCACACCATTATTCTCAGCGTACTTCTTGGACTGTTTATAGATACCATACGGGTTCTTATCGTCCAGAAAGGTTACAGTATTCTCAAAGTATTCAAGAATTGACTTATACGGCTCCTTCTCGAACATATCAAGAATACTCTCGTCTATAACCTTATCCTCCCTCACGGACTTGAGGTCGTTAGGTGTCTTTCGTATAGTCTTATCCGAGAGTATATACAATAGGTGGCACATAAACCTGAGAGTTATAGCTTCCTGTGTCTCCTCAAGGTTGTAATACAAGACGCGCAGATGTACCTTATCTGTATGATAATAAGAGTACAACACGGAGTTATAGAGGAACAGATAGTTCATAAGCTGTGTCTTGCCAACCTTGGTAGAAGCCGATATGAGGTAATACCTGCCCTGCTCTATGCCGGGGAAGTCATTGCGGAACCTAACAAAAGGTGATGGTATGCAGTTGACGTTACCGCTGAGGATGTTACTTCTTCTGTCCCTCAGGTTCTTTAGTATTCTCCGAATCATCCCTGAATCTGTCGATATATCTTAGGTTTCCGTAGATAACGTCGCTAACCTTATGTTGAAAGCGATTGAACGAGTCGATATACATCATCTGTTTCTTAAGATAGTCACAGGCGTATCTATATGCTTTCTTATAAGCCTTATTGACAGCTCTCGCCTTGGCTATCTTCTTGCCAGTTGACTCAACATAAGTGTCATCCTCTCTACAGTTGGACCATCCAGAGACGGTATATTCCCTGTATTGGTATGGAGTGAGCCTCAATTCTATCTTTAACTCGCACTTTGTGGTGCTAGCTATAAGGTGGTAGCTCTCCTTGACTACCTTCACCTTGATTGATTGATTTGTGTATGTCATCTTATTTCTGCAAATAAATTAGTCAAATTGTCATCCTTATTCTCAAGAACCGTAGCCAAATCAGACTCGTTATCCTTAAGTATAAAGTATTTGAGTATCCTCATGTGCGTGTTGTCGCCGTTGAAGCACTCGACATACCTCCGTGTGGCATCAAGTATCTGCTCGTCGGTATATTTGTTGCCGTAGAGTTTGAAAAACTTCTTCAACTTAAGTGTCACATCTTTGCGATTTCCCCTCCAAGCGTATGGAGCAACCTTGTAGCCGTGAGGAAAATACTCTCGCATAGCCTCGTATAACCTGTCGAGGCGCTCCTCTTTTGGAATATACGAGTCTGCATCAAGTAGAATGCTTTGTATATCTTCTATCGTGTTTACGGACGGATTTCCAAACATGTCAAGCATTCCTTTCGATTGCATCGAGAGGAACTCCTCCTGATACCCTCTCTTACAGGCTGTCAAAAACATAACACCGAGGACTTCGGCCTCGGTGTAGTTTCTATTGTTTGCCAAATCAGTGTCTATTACATATCTCATCGTAATCCATTTCGTTTATGTATTCCTTGTCTATGCCTTCAAGGGCTTTCTTTAGGTATTCCTCGTCGCGAGTCTGCTTGAAATACAATATGTATATCTCTGGTTCCTCGCTGCGGAGTATCCGCCCTAATTTTTGACAGAAACCTCTCTCGTTGCCGTCAAGCTGGATAATCATTCCTTTCTCTATATCAGGCAGGTTCTGACCTTCTGAAAGCATACCTACAGCATACAAGGAGTTTGTCTTTCCCTTATTGAAGTCGTCTATGAGCGATTGTGATGCATCTTTCTTTGAGTGTATAGCGTTTTTGCCACCAAGCATATCTGCCTGTAGGATATCTCCACAGAAGACTATATGACGATAATCTTTAAGAAACCTATCTATGATTGCCTTAGCATATTTTGTCTTACGTTCGGCAAGAAAACGCTTGCGCTCGCTTCCGCAGTGAAGCCACATATTTTTTACAGCTTCATTCTTTGTGGCTATATATCTTTTCTTGAGATACTCAAACCTCTCGCACAGATAGGCGTATTTAGCCCACTCGCTGCATTTGACTGTTAATTCAAGGTCTGGATACTTAGTCTTGTTTTTGATATATTCCCACCTGTCCTTAGATTCGCATATAAACTTCTTGCGCTTCTTTGAGTTGCCGCGGGTAACAACATACGTCTGGTCGTTACCGGATAGGTTTAGTCGAAGAGGTATAACGTTAATCCTAGGTTTTGGCAATATATCCCAGTCTATAGCCTGTCTCAAGGTTATGTTGAACTCATAGAAGTCACCAAACAGCTCTTTCAAGGCATACCTTGTCTCGTTATTTACGGTTGCGCTTAAGGCTATAACCGAGTCTGACTTGATTGTCTCAAGACAGTCAACCCTTATGTCTGTGGCTATATGGTGGCACTCGTCAAGCACAAGCACATCCCAAGAGGTGTTCTTGTACTTCTTAAGAGAGGCGTAACAAATAACCTCAACCTCAACCAAAGGCCTGTTGAAGCCCCACTTCTGGAACTCCCTCCGCCAGTTGTTAATATGCGCCACCTCAGCCGTGCATATCAAAGCCTTTCCTTGACTAATAGACGATATCTTGTTTATCGCCTGTTTTGTCTTGCCGCAGCCTGTAGCCCATGTATATAGTATATTTTTATGGAGCGACATCAATCTAATTGACTCGCTCTCAATTTCCTGTCTATTCATCATGTTTAAATATCCTTTTGATGAATCTCCAGAACTTTACAAATACATTTGGTCTGAAAGGTTCATAATCCTCGATGTTAAAGAGTATTTTCTCTGACATGTCAGGTAACGTAGCATTTACTGTCGTGTGTGACGTAAAGGTATTACCATCTGTTTTGTTTGTATCAAGCTCATTAACATTTATCTTTCCTGACTTGATAAGGTTGTAACGTTTTCTTGCTGCCTCTCTCGTTCTATGCGGATGGCTTTCAAGAAAGCTATCAAGGCCTTTTCCGTTTCTTTCTTGAATAAGAGTATAGAGACACATCATCTCCTCTATAGTCCATCTTGTTCTTATTTTTGTTTCCATTGTTTGAATAAATTAATAATTAATGTTAAAGTCATCGTATAATCCGCACTCGATGAGTTTCTCACCGTAATGCTTACTGTTATATTCTCTAACTTCATCTTTGAGATTATCAATGTTTTTTATCTCAATGTTTTCGGTACGCGTTATAATGTCAATACCTTTCCTTGATTTGGTTATGATCTTAACCCTTTGCATAGCATTCCTGTTTTAGCTTATCAACAACCTCGTCTAAACAACTTGCAAGCAGGTAACACCTTATGGTTACATCGCAATATTCACCATTCCAAACACGCTCATTATCAACACCAAACTCTTGGAAAGCCTCTTGCAGCAAATCAAGATTATGGCACACATTCTCCTCTGCTTCCCAAGAATTGAATGTATAACTTCCGGAGGCGTTGCCAGTCACGGAGTCATCCATAAACAGATTGTCATATAATGCGTCATAATCGAAGTCTTTGGAGTTGACATCAATATTGTTATACTCCATATAACTTCTGATGTCGCTTATTATGTTTGCTTTGTAATCGTATCTATCCATGATGTTTTTTATATTTTAAGATTTCTTGCCAAGTCATTCAGTCCTACCAAGCGCAGGGCGTGCTGCAACTCGTGAACGTATTGTATCGGTTTTACAACTCCACATCTCTCGAAACTAATCTCGGTCATACGTGGCTCGTCATTATATCTGAGCGATACCGCCACATACCACGTCTTACCCTCGTCGAGATATAGGACATATCCGCGCTTTACCTCTTCGTCAAATTCAAATCCGTTAGCCAACAAGATTTTAGACGTTAGAGGTAAAGGCTTGACATCCTCCTCCCTGAACGTCTCTATCGTCTTTAAAGGTGACATTATGCCGATAGGCTCATCGTCTTTGAGGCTTAACGACACGACCCTCACAGGGTCTCCTAGGCAACTCACCCAGTCGCCAATCTGTAATTCCGAAATTTTCATGCTATTCCTCCCACTCGATTTTAACTGTTGCTACTTGACCCAAACACTCTTTAGCAGCATCCTTTTCGGTATCATAGATATTTTCTCCTGTCTGATACTCGTCTCCATCTTTATACACATTCACCCAGCCCTCATGCTTTTCTGGCGCAAAGAAAAGGTCAAGATTAATCAGATTAGACGAATCTTTCCCGTTTTCCAAGTAGGTGTTTATATGGCAATTGTTACCAATTAGTGCAACAATTGGATATATGCTATTTCTGTCAGTGCAGAGTATTCGCACATTCAGACCATTTCTTGTAACAACCTTTCTATTAGGATTCTTGAGGTATTCCTCTAAATTAAACTGTACCATAATTAATTTTATCTTGAATTTTATATCTAATATCCCAGAGGAAATTCACATAATCATTTGTTTCTTCAAGTATGTGTTGACTATATTTTGGATTCCTATCACGCAAAACCTCAAGTTTGTTTTCAAGTTGTATTTTGCCCCAACTGAAAACATCGATTAATTGAAGATTAGCCTTGTCTATATCGGTAGTTTTCAAGCAACTCTCCATCACTTTTATGACATAATAGCAATCATTAATCCATCCGGATTCAAGCAGAATCTTTCTGGCTTTTTCTTGTTTGTCCATATTAATCTTTTAATTCTGGTATTCTTGTTTGAAAAATCATCTCGACAAACAACTCTAATTCAACAATATCAAGCGAGTCTAATCCATAGCTTCTCAACTTTGCTTCAACCTTGTTAAGACGGTCTTTAGTGAGTTCAAGTGTTAATATTTCCATATTTATTCTTCCATCGCTTTTTTGAATCTTTCCATTCCGCTTTGTTGTACTTTTGAGTCTCTTATCCAGTCGTCTGGATAACCTATTTCTGCAAGATAATTTGTAAACCAATCAGCCGCCTTATCAATCACCTCTTTACGTGCTTTTTCTACTGCTTCTACGGTATGTGTAGCCATAAGTAAATCATGAAATATCAATTCGTCTTCCGTCATAACTATTCATCCATAGCTTTTTGAAAATTAGATATATCGTCGGTGTATTTAAGATTTTTAATTAGCCACAACTTTGCTTTTTCAAGCATCCATTCGGAACTATCAATAAAAGCGTCTTCAGTTTCCATTCTGACATTCGCTTCTATCAATGGTGAGATAGGCATAGTGATTCCTATTTTGGGAACTACTTGCTTAATAACATATTCTTTCGCCTTGTCTTCAATACCGTTCTTAGCGTTAATCGCTTTAAGAACTCTTTCGCCATTATCCATTGCTTTTTGCGCAAACCCGTCCATACGCTTAAAAAAATCTTCCATGACTATTTGTCTTTATAACCAATCATTTCAAGATACTCATCAACACTTATTTTGCACTCTATACTCTTACGAATTTCTTCATCGAGTGCTTTTTGTTCCTCTGGAGTCATCCTATCAAGACTCTCTTTAAGTTGTTTAACGTAATCTTTCATTATAGCAACGGTTTAGCGGTTTTCAACAAATCTTTGAAAGTGTTAATAAATTCTTGAGCAACATCTTTGCTATAAAAGGATAATCCATTTGTATTATCTCCAACAACCATTATAGTGAGACTATTATGAATAGTTGTTATTCTAGCAAATGTAACGCAATCGGTACAATCCTTTACCCAAGCATTCCTCAACTGAATGAGTTTCATATATGCCACAAATGCCTCACAGAGTTCCTTTGACATAATATTAGCACTAGTTGCTGCTTTTCTATCTCCAACACCTGCTGAATCCTGAATCTCGCAATCTACATCAATCCAACATTCAGACCCATCTAAAGGATTCTGCTCGCAATATTCCTCCCAAGACATTGGCTTATTGTTGGAGTTGTACCATTTTCGATATTCTTCATCACGAGGCTTCCATGTAAGCTCCCTATGCGATATGTTATGCCAATCAAAGGCATATCTGATGAAATTTCCATTATAACAGATTATCTTACTGTCATCCTTGAAAAACTCTTCGTAAAACTCATTCTTCCAAGGCTGTTTGTCAAGCCATTCAAGTATTTGCTCTTTTGTTTTCATGATTATCTTTCGTTTTTAGTCCTCCAATACCAACTCAACTTCTTATCCTCTTCCTCATTATAATTGAATTTTTCATTCAAGGATTGCATATTGAATTGTTTTGAGGTGTTAAGGTTATACAAACCTCTGTGAATCGCTTTATCAGCCAACTCTACTGTTAACCTTTTCTTTGACTTTGGTTTCTCAAGATTGAGAATCAAATCAAGAATACTTGTGTTTGACTCAGTAAGCCTGTCCTTCAAATCATTGTTGTTATGCTCTATACACTTCATGTATAGGTTAAATACTCTGTGTGAATCAAGTTTGCCTTTAATCATCAAATAGAGTATAGCATAATCTATCTCCTCGTTTGTCTTTTTAAGCAATTCGTTTAGAAGTTCAAATATATTCATAACTATTTCTTTAATTCTTCGATAAGAGCATCAGCAAGCTCAATGGCATCTACTGCAAATTGGTGAGGAGTGCCACTGTTGATTCTGTCATTTGAATTTGAAAGATACGCTGCAAGCACATCCTTTGCAATCTCATACCTGCGCTGCTCCCAGTTAATACTATCCATATAACTCTAAATTTCTACTGGTTCATCCTCCCAAGTGATATGTCTTCCAATTAACTTTTCATCAGCATCGGAGGGAAGTTCAATAAAATCTGTGATTTCTCCATAAAAGGGAATCCATACCGTCCTTGAAACACACCTTTCCGGCATATCGTCGAAAATACATAAATTGAGATTTCCATCTCTTGCTATCCATGCCATAATTAATCCTCCTCAATGATTGATAAAATATCTTTTTCAGACAATCTATAGTACATTTGTATCGTTTTTTGTGCTATTTCAGCGTTGTTAGCCTCTATTTTACGAAACATTATTTCATTTCTTAACGGACTAAAAAATTTTACTATATAATTCATATCCTAATCTTCTTTAATTTTTGTCAATACATAAGTAGTATCACTCTGCTCTCCAATAGTAGTTACCTTGTATTCGAGAGTGTATTCAGTTGCTGAATATTCATAAGATTTATTTTTCTCTGAAGATAAATCTAATATTCCGACAAATGAGCATATTAACCCAAATACAGAAAAAATAGCAAGTATTGCAAAACCATCTGTTTCTATTATTGAATATACAAGACCAGCAAAAGAAATCAAGCCTATTATTATACAAATCCAAATCATGATTAATTCTCCCAATATCTGTAATACTCCGGAGCCTCATCACACGTACCAATAAGATGCTTGGTGTCGTCGTTGTAAGGGATGACTCGACTATACGCTTGGTCAGATACCGTAATTATCTTTTTTAGCCACCTATCAAAATAACTAATAAAGGTTGGTATCCAACAATCTTCATCATCCTCTCTTACCAGCACCTTGTCGAACGGCTCAAACGTCTTCGGGTTAAAACGTTCAACCTTTGGCTTTAGATTCTTCCAAGTAGACCAGTCACGGTTATCTTTGGAGGGAAACAATAGGCATTCATCACCTAAAGTGGAGATTGTTCCATTAGCGAAAAATGTCTCATTACAGATTATATTTACCTCTCCGACATAATCGATTGTTATGAATTTGTCATCAACCGAATATAAACTACATACACCATAAAGCGGCGTATATAATTTAGTCCCTTTCGGGCAATCTTTGAGAATCTCGCAGAGATTCAATTCTTTATCATTCATAACTATAAACTTATTTTATAACCAATCTCCCTATAACTTATAGGATGCCTCGCCACGCCAACCCGGAAACCTTGAGTTTTTAAGTATTCCTTTATAGCCTGCAACTGCTTCTCGCTGCTACACTCGATGTTGTAGGAGCCGTAAGATATAGAAGCGGGACTCATACCTCTTCCGTAGTATAGTATCTCCGAGTAGCCTCCGTTATTTTTAATTCCGTTGGTTACCGTCTTGATAACCTTATCCTTGTCAAACAGATTGCTGTTAACAAGCTCCTGCCTTAGTTGTTCAGCCGCATTCATATTCTCTCTTTTATTCTTTTTATTGTTTAACTTATTCTTCACTCTATAAATTTTTGCATCAAACTTGTTCTCCGGTTCCTCTCTCAATGTCTTACATTATTTGTATCTGTTTATAATTTTACTCCTCATAGATTCGTATAAAAGAAGATTGTTGTATTCTTTTATTATCCTTGTCTGATACGCATCAGACTTGTTATGATAATAAATAGTCTTGATGAAGTCTCCGTCGGGATTGTGGTGATTCTGCAATATGTCAAACATCTCAAGCGACTTGTCAACGTCATGCGCGTCTGAAAGGGTGTATTTGTCATAACCGAGTATGCGGTTGACCTCATCGACATAAATCTGACGTATCTGCAGGATGCCGGTGTCGCCCTGTTTGCCTTCCGCTTCGGGGTTGAAGTTGGACTCAACCGACATAATAGACAGGATAAGCAGTTCCCGCCCCGAAAGAGAAGGATAGATGTGTACTGTATCTTTCTGACAATCACACGATGCATCCGCATCTCCCGAACGCATCCCTATATAGGCGCAACACTGCATCAGGAACATAATGAAGCAAAACAACAGAACGACTTCGAATTTGCCTCCTATGTCACATCTGTTTCTTGCCATACAATAAACCAGCCCTCCCAGCGACACCATCGAAAGCGAGAAGAACACTATTATAGATATCGACAATGTCTCCATAATCAGAAAAGTATAGTGGACTTGTTGTCGTTATACACGCGCATCGGTATCGTCTCGCACATAATGTAAGACCAGTTAAGCCCCGAAGGCACATACCATTCACGCCTATAGATATGCCAGCCTTTGTCTTTGATTGTCCTCAACGCCAAATCAAAGGCGTCTTTGGTAATGTTATGCCACTCCTTTATCGGTGTCTTTCCGGAACCCATATCTGGCCTGCCGAAAACAACTTTGTCGTCAAGTTTTTTGCTGACGGTATTTGAATGGCACTTATACATCTCCCTCTCGTTGTAGAACGCCTCACATATAAGCGAAGCCACAGCTTCCGTATCCTTGACGGAAGACTTGTTGATTGGTAACTCAAACATAATATAAAGATAATGATTTTGATGTCTAAAAAAAATCCCCCTCAAGGTAAAACCTCAAGGGGGAATTGTCAAACAACTAACTAATTATAAAAAACAAGAACCGGCAAAGAATATAACGGTTTTGTTATATCGAAGATTAAAGATATCGAGTTAAAATTGCTAAAAACCAGAACTCATAACTGACGGAACGGTAAGATTATTATAACCTACTATTGTAATCTACTCACATTAGCTATTTAACATCATATAACTTCATTACTGAACTTAAGGTAGGCCTTAAATGTTAACACCTTTGGTTAATCTATATTAATCGTGTCTAGAATTAATTAATATTGGTTAACAAATAGATGGATATCTTTAATCTATAAGGTAAAGGATGCAGAATATAAAAACTTACCATACACGCTATGATGTATTCAGATTATGGCTAAATTGTGCGTCTCCGGCTTGACTTAGTATTGCGGTACTTAAGTAACCAAGATTAACTTGGCTTTTTTTATTATGTATCCAGTTTTTCTTGTAGCCACTACAGGACTTGAACCTGTAACCTCGAAGGTATAAGCTTCTTGCGCTAACCAATTGCGCCAAGTGGCTATGAGTAATCAAGAGTAAATAAGGTTGTAATTAAATGCAGACGCCATACAAACTTGATTTTAGTTTAACTTAAATTTATTGATTAAACCTATATTTACTCTTGATTCGTTTATATTAATCTTCAAATACGTTATATGTAAATGATGTACCGTTTAAGGAATGACATATACGAGCTAAATGTAGCTCAAGACGTTCTTTGGTGGATTTTTTAATCCAATCATAAGGATTTTTAAACCAATACGGTTTCTGTCTTGATGTAAACTCCTCATAAGCTTCCTCTGTCATATTGATGCGTTGACTACAAGGTATATACTCGTAATCGTTTGAGGTGTACTTACCCTTTCTAAGGATTTTTGCACCTTCGTGAGGATCTAATTTTTCTTTTGATACATCTTGTTTTGTAATAATCCATTCCTTCCTTGATTTTCCTACAAGGTGACGGGTAGCGCCCGGAATACCTAGTATTGTGACGCTTAATTTAATATTGTTACTCATTATAATAATGTTTGAGGATTAATGTCCTCTTTGATTGCAAAGTTAATAAAAAAACCTTTCGCATTTCACAACGAGAAAGGTTAATTATCCCATAAAACAAGAACCATTGAAAATTTGATTCTATACGCACGTTGTATCTCTACAACTATATGTGCGTAATCAATAACATAACACTTATGAAACACTTGATATCGTTGGCTTCAACTAGACTACAATAAGCAAGATGTAAAGACATTTAGAATAAATCTAGTTTACTGGACCTTAAAACCACGTTGAGGTGATATCTATTAAGGATAATAAAACACTTTAAAGATATAAAAATAATTGAATGATTGGTGCGAATAATAAGTTATTCTTATATCTAAAAAGTGCTTTATCAGTTATTATTCCGTGCATTTTTGGATTAAATCTTCTCAGATAGGAGTGGGTAAAAACAAGAAGAGGTTGATAATCAATGAGTTACAGGAAACTTTTTTAGTCAAACGAGTTTCCATGGAAACTCTGATAAATTAGAAAGTTTCCAATTTTAATCGTTTTAACTATAAGATTTCCTTATCGAATAATAAGATATTATTAATGTTAAACGATAAGGTTTTTTTATGCCTGTCAACTCCGGTTGTAGAGCGTTTTTGAAGAGTAGTGTTAGAAGAGGTTTTTATCATCCCGTTATTGGGTTTGTCGTCTTGTGTGTATGCGCGTGTACATGCGCGCGCGTGCGCGTATAACTCTAACTAATTCTTTCTCTTTTGGGATTTTCTTTTTTTTCTCTTCTTCTCTTTTTCTCTTCTTCTTTTCTTTATATTACTTTCTTTTCTTCTTCTCTTTTTCTCTTCTTCTCTTGTGTTTCTTTCCTTTTCTCTTTCTTTCTACTTTTTCGACAATTTATTCGACCTTTTGACCAATAGTGAGACCCTCTCGTACAGGTAATATAAAAAAAACAAGAGAGCGTCCCTCTGGACGCTCCCAAGTTATACTAGAACCTTACGCGATAAATATCCTCATCTCCGTCACGCCCTAGCGCGATGATATCGGCTCTCGCGAGGTCTTCCTTGGTTACGACATCCCTGTCTACGGAATCCCTGTCGAAGTTGAGCCAGCGTGTCGTTCCGCTTTTGAGCATGAGCAGACATGATTTGCCATACTCGCCGGTGAACACCTTGATTGAGATTACCTCATTAAGGTCTTCGTCAGACATTTTCTCCACTGACTTGACGGCCCAGTTGGAATAACCCTTCTTAAGTTTGTCAAATATAGACATGATGTAAGTGATTAAATGTTAATAATAAAGACAAGGGTTGAATAAAAAGTAAGGTTAAACTTACCTTCCCAACCCAATTGAGGGGAAGGTAATCCCCACAGCGTTTCTAATATACAGCAAAATAAAAGGTAGGCGAAGCCTACTCCAGCGAGCAGCAACGACATATAACCTTCTACAACACGGTAGACAACAATAACGGATAGCCTCTCGGACATGGCGTACAAAAAAAACAAGGGGATTAACCCCTTGCTTTAATTAGAATGGAAGATTATTATCTTCCTTTTCATAATGTAGTTTCTCGCATACTTGACTACCTCTCCTGAATAAGCATATAAAACATCTGCTCTTATCGAGTTTGGTACCGATTGGTATATCGTTAGAGTCTAAGGTTAGGCTATAATAACAATAGCCATCATAAGTCTCAATCCTTGCTGAATTACAACGATAAGACGAATCTTTAGGAGCTACTACCTCAATACTCATTATTGAGTTTAAGTCGTCTTGGTCGAATTTACTCCTTTGCGATTTATCTTCAACCCATTGTTTGCCGAAGAATTGTTTGTTTTCTAAATGTCCCATAATCATTAATTGTTTGATTGTTTATTAATTATCTATTGGTGGTTCTTTATAATTAAACACGCCGTAATATTTGTAATATTCATCTGTTTTGCTAAGTGTATCTAAGTAAAAGTTAGGCTTATCAATAAATACTCTATGAATTAGCATCTGGCAAGCCCATAACTTTTCTTTTGTGTAGTAATATTTGATTGATATCCAAGCAAAAGCAATGATAAGTATTATAATTACTAGATACTTTATTTTGGAAATAATATTATGCATATTAATATCAATATAGCTATTGATGTAATTATGACACTTCGAGTTAAGCAATAAATAGCGCTTATAAAACCGATAGCGCAGCATACTACGCAAAGAAACAATATTGCAGCCAATAATACCACTAGTGATGCGAAGAATTTATTTACTCCATGCTTTTTAGCATCTTCAAAGAAGTCTTCTATGGAGTATTTGATTTTATTGATTAACCTACACATATTTATAGAATAAGTAAGATATTACACATGCAAACAATAGAATACCAACCCAACCGCAATGTATTGGGAACCAATTTATAAACCATAATACTCCTATTAAAACACCGAAGATTATAACTAATGCTACTATTGTAATTATAAACCAAGTTAATATAAAAGGTAATATACCTTCATCTTTGCGATTCTTCCAACTCATATTTACCTCCATTCTACGTTAAAACCCTCGCTAGCGTATAACTTAATATCGTTTCTACTGATACGTATGGTTTTGCCAAAAATTGTTACATAAGGCTGCTTCGGGTTAGCTTTTACAGCCTTTCCATTTGTACGAATAGAATCCATTGTGTGCCAATTACTGCTTGTAACTAGCACGGCATTTGGTTTTGTGTTTGCCATAATTATTTATGCCCGATATTAAACCCTCGATAGCACAGGTTTAGAATGTGATTATTAACCTTTCTTTTACTACTTATTCCTCGGAGTGTATTTTCTACCAAGAGACTGACAAATCTCCCTTGAGATTTCCTCGCCAAGGTATTTGCGATAAATCTTACCGCTCTTTTGAGAGGTCTTATTGATATAGCAAGAACCAGTAGGCCCAATATAGATGTCGTAAACAACACCTTTGGAATCCTTGTAGGTAAACCCAGTCTTTTCCTCGGCTTTGCTTGCTTTGGACTTGGCTTGCTCAACATAAACCTTACCCTCACGTTTAACGTCTTGGGCTGAGACGGTAACACCCACACCTAGTACGAGTGCTGCAATCATAATGAATCTGTAAAACATAATGATATAAAACCCACCAATAAACACGTGGTGTAATCGTGGCCGCCACACAGAAAAGCACTGGCAGCTAGTGCAGGAGTGACGCTCTATTAGTTAGGAGAGGTAAGTCTCTCTCTCGAAGAGACGAGTCTCTCGCTTACTCTCTCCGGATGGTAAGGTGCGACCCGTCAGACTTGACGGGGGTACCCTCCCCGTGGGCGTCACCCCACGGGGAGGGTAAGGTAAGAATCCTCCGTTTATATAAATAAAATAAAAAAAATGCTAATCCCTCGCTTATAGAAATAAAAAAACCAAAAAAAAGAATCCCTCCGCTTTTATATATAAAATAAAAAAGTTTTTTTTAGCCTGTTCTTTGTTTAGAAAAATTACAAAAAAAAATAAAAAAAAAATAAGTTTTGTTTAACCTATATTTTACTTTACTTCTTCTTGGTTTGCTTTGTGGTTGTTTTCAAAAGTTGAAGAGCCAATATTGCGTTGTAATAGATATAAATAAGGAATAAGTCTTTAATTGATTGATTGTCAATTTATTTGCGGTTACGTTTATACTCTGTTATTATAATAGTTTTACTTGGTTGAGGTATTGGTTTTACTTGGCTGAAGTAATACTTATAATCGAAAATGATTATAAGTAGATTTGATTTAATAAAATCTTATACTATATTTGCGGTATAAATAATATTATTATGGAAGTAAAAGAAAAAATTGTTGTTGATTGCGACAGCGGGGAAGTTATAGAGCATACCGCCGATATAGTAAGGGTTAGAAAGATAAGTAGTGATTCTTTTGTAAATGTTTATCTTGATGATATGTCCGGTATATTGAATGTCAAGTCAAAGACTGACTTGCGCATACTTGCTTGGATGTGGAAGTTTTCTTCGTTTCCGAGTGATGAGTGTCCCGGCAACTGTGTATTCTTATGTGATATGCTTATGGAGCGTATAGAGAAAGATTTGTGCATCTCAAGACAGACTATAAGGAATTGTATCTGCAATATGTCAAAATCTAAGATTCTCGTGAAAGACAAGAAGCACAGGGCTACTTATTATTTGAATCCAAAGTATTTCTTCAAGAGGAGGTTAGAGGATTTGCCTAAGATTAGAAAGGTTATGCTCGAATACGAGATTATTGATTAGTATTAACGTTGTCTTTTCGAAGCGCGGGTGATACCGGGAGAATTGTTATATTTGCGAAAAACTAAAGGTTATGAAAAAGTTTTTTAATATTATTATCAAGGTTTTGCTTTGGGTGTGGCAGTTTCCTCAGCATTTGTGTGCTCTTGTTTATTTAATTAATCAGTTTGATAGAGTTGATAGTCCTATAAGGTATTATAAAAGACGTGATTGTGAGGATGGTGGTGCTGTTACTCTAGGTGAGTATATATTTATAAACAAGAAGTACAGTAAGAAAACGCTTATTCATGAGTACGGCCATGTTATACAATCGAGAATATTAGGACCTTTTTATCTTCTTGTTATTGGTATTCCTAGTATATTACATGCTTGGCTACATGATTATATATGTAATAATAAGGATTACTATCATTTTTATACTGAGAAATGGGCTAATAAGCTTGGTGATAAATATTTTGTAAAACATATTAAATAATAAAGATTATGAAGAATAAAAGAATTGGTAAGATTTTGGGTAAGACAATCCTATTGGATACTCCACCTTATGGCGACAAGAAAGCTAGAGCTAATGAGATTGTAATAGAAAAAACCGATAGTATTAGCAATAACGATATTGATAAATATATAAAAAACCTACGGTTTTGTGTTGTTAAAAATATTATATCAACAGATGAAGAACTATCATTTGAGAGTTATACTGGAAAGATAATTAATATTTATAAAGACGGAAGATACACACCAATAGCAGGATTATTTGGAAAATATGACGAACTTGTTTTTAGGTATGTATTTAACCCTGATAATGATCATCTCGATATCATACCTGTATATAATAAAAAATTTGATGAAGCAGTTGATATTAATTTAGTTAATATAATAGTTTCTCCAGATGAAAGAATCCCCAATGAGTTCAAAATGATAAGGACAGAAATTTTTCGTGAAATAATTGAATGCTTAGGCATTGGTACAATTACAGGCCCAGCTGAATAAATATGACAGAATATGCCAATAAAAATAAATCCTAAAAACAAGGGTAAATTCAATGCTACCAAAAAGCGCACTGGTAAAACTACTGAGGAACTAACGCATAGCAAGAATCCTTTAACTAAGAAAAGAGCTATATTTGCCCAGAATGCAAGGAAGTGGAATAAAAAAGGTTAGTTATGTCAAGATGGGATAAACTTTCTATGGGGGACAGGGCTGCTCTTGTCTCCCTTTTTATTAATAATGGGGTTGTTAACCCAAATGAAATGCGCCGCATATACGATGATGGAGGCGATGTCGAGAATATAAAACCTGCTGTTGCAGAGGCTTCGTACCCGAGGGAGAGGGAGGTGCTTGATTTGATAGACAAATCAGACGCCGATTTTGTGTCGAGGCTTAAGGATGAGAATAGGGTTACCATTCCTGATTGGGAAGGCAAGGGAGAGACAGCTACTCATAAACTCAGTTACGCCGAGGTTGACGGCAAGTATATTGTCTATCCTTTGGTGCAGAATATAGATGGCAAGCTGTATGACTTTAGCGACCCGCAATACGGGATGGATAATGGTTGGCAAGCGTTTGATTCAGCTTTGTATGCGGGTGATTATGTCGAGTTGCCATCAAAAGCTAACGCCAGATGGTTTACAGAATCTTATAAAAATCATTATCCGGGATTTAACAAGTATGACGGTAAGACAGAGAAATCTCAACAGATGGTAAAACTTGGAGAAGATGATTATTTTATTCCAGAAGAGCTTGAGGCTGCTGTTGTTACTGTCGATAGTAATGATAAGCCTAAGATAGAGATACCTATAAACTACCTCTTTCCAGAGCGGAATGATGTCGATAATAAAATTAATACTCTTCGCGATGTGATGCAGGATTTAATTGATAGAGAGAAAAAGAAAAAGTCAACATCTGTTGATATATTAAAGAGTTACAGAAGTGCTTATGATAATCCTTTCCTTTATAACCCTTTTTATTTTAGTAATATTAATAAACTTAAAGATGGAGGGGAACTTAATAATTCTTCTAAAATAACATTTCAAGACCAATCTAGAAGAGGGTTAAAAAAAGCAGCAAGAGAGGCTGTTTTTAATGATAACCCATATAATCCAGAAGAGAATGATACTTTCCTTAACGATTATATGAGTGATAATAATATAGTATCATTTGATAGTAAAAGGTCCAAAAGAATATTTGATAGGAATCTAAAGAAAAATATAAAGCTAAAAAATAGAGTGCTTTATGGTGATGGATATGGTGTTTTGCCTACAAAAGATAGTGGTTATAACGTAATATATTCACCGGAAGGTAAAATATTTACAAGGTCTGAAAAGCCACTATCAAACGAAGATGCAATTATGTTAGCTTTTGTTCCAGCGGGAGGTGGTGCATCATTAGCAGAAAAAGGTGTGCAAACTGCTAGTAATGCAATAACTAAGCTATCTCCAAATATTTCTAAGGTTGCATTTAATTCATATAGAAAAATAGCATATCCATTAGCAAAAATAGACTACACGCTCAGGCCATCAACATATTTAGCAAAACTAATGAATCGTGCTGGATTTTCTAAATCAAAAACAGCAGCAGCTGGATTAGCTACAGATATTGGGTTATATAATATCATTCCCGGAGCTATATCGTATAATAAATATACTAATACAGGAAATACAGATTATAAAAGTGATGCTATAAATAGTATGATTGGTATATTTCCTAATATTATGGGGAAATATATTGCCGGTACATCATATATTGATGATTATATAACAAAACTTAATAAACAAAGAGCTGATAATATCTTTGATAAGACTATTTTGTTTGATTCATCTCTTGCAAACTCATCATCATTTAGAAATAGACCGCGTATAAGAAGGGTTAATAGATTAGGAGATGCATATGCTGAATATTCATCAGTTGATAATGTTGTTAATCTTCCCTATGTAGATAATGTATATTCTTTATCTAATGTAGGAAATCCTAAAGCTTTAGATTCATCTCTTTCACATGAATTTCAACATGTATTGACTGATCATTCTTATAAATCATCATATACTATTCCATCAAAAGAATATTATACGGCAGCTCATGGCTTTAGCAAATTCTTACCGTTTTATAAAAATTATACTAAAGGTATGAATTGGAAATCATCACCTGATGAATTTTTATCTAATATGGCAGAATACAACTTTTTGATGGGTACTAGTGGAAAACGACTTGATGAACTTAATAAAATACAAAGAATGAATTATATAAATAATATGTCTAAAGATTTTAATATGACAAAACAAGAAGTGGAAGATTTAATAAGAGCCTTTGAAAGTGGTATTATATAATAAGATATACTTCTTAATAAATAATTTATTGTATAACCATTAATTTATTTGTAATATCAACCATTCTTATTATATTTGCATTATGATTGATAATTGATTGACATAGCCTCCTTTTTCAGGCGTAGTTCGACTTAAGACTCATGCGTGTTTTTGGAGGCTTTTTTTTATGGCGGGTTAGCGCAGTGGCAGCGTGTGAGTCTCATAATCTCAAAGTCGTATGGTTCGAATCCTACACCCGCTTCAAGTTTATACGGGCTTATCGTATAAAGGTTATTACTGGTGACTGTTAATCACTCTATTGAGGTTCGAGTCCTTGTAAGCCCGCTTATTAATGACACTGCTTATGAGTATGTTTAAAGTAATACAAGGAAATACTGTGTCTGAGGTTATACGACTAGCTAATGCTAATGGTATTACTAAGGAAGAATATGTTCAACTTTTAATCAATGACGGTAGTGTCATTCTTGTATATTATCAAGAATATGAATAATCGCGAAGAATATAATGATGAACCTGTATTTTGGTGTAGCAGATGCTTGTCTCTAAAAGTCAAGTGTGAGGATGGGCTTGATTATTGCGACGAATGCGGCTGTGGAGATATAGGTGAATCATCTTTTGAGGATTGGGAGAAAATGTATGTTAAACGCTACGGCAGAAAATTTACAGAGTATGGAAGAAAAAGTTACTAAAGGTATCGAAGAACTCAAGGCTGAGAATGAGATGCTTAAGAAACAGCTGGGTAATGTTTATAACCAACTAAAAGAAAGAGATTTTGCTATCATGATGAATAGGCTTAGCTTTCTATTCAAAATTGTTGAAAACAACTCTATGTTTGATGCTGACACAATAGTGATGGCTACAGACGAAATAAAAGAAGCATTATTTCCTAAAGAGGAAGATAACAAGTCTAAGGAGGCTTAGTTATGAGTAGAATAGCTGACAGCGTTATAAAAATTGATGCACCTGTCAATAATAACTTCTTTAAGAGTTGGTTTATGTTTTTAGAGCCTTTCCATCACTTAACAGATAAAGAGATGGATGTTATGGCTTCATTCGCTAAGCATAGATACGAGCTTGGTAAATCAATAAAAGATGACGCACTGCTTGATAGATTTCTATTTAGTGAAGAAGTTAAGCGTCAAATAAGGGAAGAGCTTGGTATGACCGCTAATAATTTTCAAGTTGTTATGGGTAAGTTTAAAAAGAAGGGGGTTATGCTTGAAGGTAAGATTAATCCAAAACTTTTGCCTAATCTTGATTATGATAATCCAAGCTGTTATAAGTTAATGATTTACTTCAAGCTATGAAAAATCATAATGAAGATATAATTAAGGATGTAGCAGAAAAGACAGGTTATTCTTACGATACAGTATTAGGAGTATATAATACCTACTTCAAACAAATGAGGAAGTGTATGGAACGTTATGACTTCTTTACTAACTTTAAACCAGAAGATTATAAAGGGTTAAAAACTAAATTTCCTTTATTTCAATTAGGTTATCTTTATATATCATTAGAAAGAGTATTAAAAATAAATAGAAAGAAAATATGGAGTCTTATAAATACCGTTTAATCAAAGAGTTTTGTGACCTTGATGTCAATATGGACAAGCTCGATATGTTTATCGAGGCGAAAAAGCAGGAAGGCGTTGACGTGCATAAAGCATATCCGCATCATATAGAGCAGAAGGATGCTATGCTTGACTACAGCAAGGCTCTTGCCAACAGGCTTATGGAAGAGTGTATACTTTCGGAGTTTATGGATGAGGTGAAGAAATCCATAAACATAGACGAGCCTGAGGAGAAGAATCCCAGTGAGTCTCAGGAGGAACTTAACAAGGCGATCGAGGAGGCTGTTGTCAAGTCAATCAAGGAGTGCTTCGGGATTGATGTAAAGGTTGATATTAAAAATCTGTAGATATGATTAAGGCGAAAAGGATTACACCGATGTTTAACCGCATCGTAACAACAGCTGATAGGGTTGAGGTTGACCAGAAAGTTAATGGTATAATTATACCAGAGAAACTTAAAGGTGGATATAGTGAATATCAAAGAGTTATAGCTGTTGGCTCAATGGTGCACAACCTTAAAGAGGGAGATTTGGTTTGTATAGACCCTTCTGCGTATGGAAGACCAGTACATAAGGAGCATATAGATTCAGTTAAAGGACTTTCCGAAGACACAGTGCAAATGGCTTATTATATTCCTACTATAGAGGTTGACGGTAAAGAATGTATGTTTATAGCTGATAGGGATATAGCTTATAAAGTAGAAGAGTACGAGGATATTAAAGACGAGGATAAACCCTTGGTTATAACGCCCCCTACAATAATTAGTTAGTTGTGTATTTTATATTTCGCCCTGCCCTTATGGGCGGGGCTTTTATTTTTGATTAATATGAATCTTTTACAATACAAAGATTATAAAGTTACTATAAGCGATGAAGCTTGGTTAGTTCCATCTATACGTAAGTTATTTACTATGGATAAAACTAAAAACAAAGATGTTTTTCTTAACCAGATGACATATATTTACTTTTATGCTGATGTAAGGAGTGATTACAACTATATAGATGACATTGATGAGAAGTCATCAACGATAATATCAAACGAAGGGCTTCCAAAGGATTTCAAGGTTACGCCAGAACTCGATAATGCTATTGAGGATTATATAAGGCTAACAACTACAACGTCTTCGGCTCTTTTAAGGGATTCTATGATTGCCGCTGAACGTCTTCGTAAATTTCTTGTTAGTGTAGATTATAATGAAAGGGACGATAAGGGCAAGCCAGTATATGCTGTAAATACTGTAACTTCTGCTTTGAAGTCAATACCTGAGATAGCCAAGTCTATCAAAGAGACGGAGAGGATAGTCAATCAGGAAATGCTTGAGGCTGGTAGGGCAAGAGGTGGTAACGAGCATAAAAAACTATTTGAAGATGGAGCGGTATAGTGAGATTAAAAAGTTGGTTAGATGGGGAGAGTTGTTTCTTGGAGACAAACTTGGAGGAAATAGGCTAATATTGTCTGTTGAAGACAAGCCTAACAAAAAATTTCCTGCTTACCATAATTTGAAGGTTATTATATACGATGTTAAAAGTAGGAGTGAGAAAACGCTCATGTGTGGTTATGAAGGTACATATAGAACCGTAGGTGATGTAGATTCTATGCTTGACAGGCTTGCCGTTGATTTCATTAGTAAACTAATGTCTTATGGAGTATAATTCAAAACAGACACCGTTTGAGTCGCTCGGTCTTGATAAGGCTGCCGAGGAAGTTAGGCTTCAATATGATGATTTTGCTAATAATGTGCCTTTTATAAATTGGATGTTAGGTGCGCGTCCTAGAGCAAAAGACTTACCAAGAGACGAGTCTGGTAGAATTATAATCGATATAACAAAGCCTCATATACTTGAGGATATGGATTATTTCAGACCGACAGCCATACATTACCAAAAGACGGGTAAGCTGTGCGACTTCAAACCTAACGGCAACCCAAACAGCGATTACGGCGCTTGGGTTAGGGAGGAGACGCGCAGGTGTCTTGAGGGTTACATTAGACCAAGCGACGGCGAGTGGATTACAGGCGACTACTACTTCTTTTTGAATTACTGCCCGATACAGCTATCAAAGAGAGGTAAAGGTAAGAAAGCCAACCGTGTGGTTGACTTCCCTTTTGTTTGGGACGGACATTATCTTATAACGCATTATCTATACAAGGCGAGAATGAGCGGGCATCACGCTTGGGAGTTAGCCCGCAGAGGTTCAGGCAAGGCGCATCCTTATGATGAGTTTGTATATACACCAGATGGACTAAAGCGTTGGGGTGATATCAAAATAGGTGATACTCTTTACGGAGACGACGGGTTGACAACAAAAGTTGTTGATATTCCTTTCGACGGAGTATCCCCTGTTTATGAGGTGACGCTTGCCTCAGGAGAGAATGTGAGATGTTCAGAAGGGCATTTATGGAGGGTTAGAAGCCATACAAAAAAGAAAGAGTTAGTTATATCAACCAAGGAATTGATTGGCTTATACAAGAGAAAACGCAAGGTTTCTGACAGAAATCCCAAGGGTATAGAGTATGATTGCACAATTCCGTTAAGCAAAGGTGTTGACTATCCATACAAAGAGACAAAGGTAGATCCGTATGTTTTTGGTTTGCTTCTTGGTAACGGCAGTTTTAGGATTCCAAACTGTAAGGACAAGACATACTTTACAGCTCCAGACGATGATTTTGAGGTGTATAAGGAATACATTCCATATAAGTGGATAAAATATTCAAACACAAAGTTTGGATACAACTTAAATGTGCCGGGCTTTGGAGATATACTTAAAGGATACGGTTTGTTCTACAAGAAGTCCGAGAATAAGTTTATACCGGATGAGTATAAGTTCAATTCAAGAGAGGTCAGGATAAACATACTGAAAGGCATATTGGATTCCGACGGCACCGTTTATAATAAAAGAGGCTCAATAGATTTGGCGTTATCCTCAAAAAGACTCATAGAGGATGTCAGGTGGATTCTCGCTTCGCTTGGTATAAACTATTCAAAGATAAGGGTTAAGCACACGTTTTATAAAAATAAGGATGGCGTCAGGATTGACTGTTTGGATTCATACAGAATATCAATATTTTCAGAAATAGAGTTGTTTAACCTTCCACGCAAACTTTCCTTATGGAACCAAAGGAGTCTCACAAATTATGGCAGGAGCAAATATACTGGAACAAAAATAGTTGATATACAATATGTAGGTGAACAGAAAGCCAAATGTGTAACGGTTGATAATGATTCGCATTGCTACTTAATCAACAACTTCATCGTGACGCATAACAGCTTCTTGGGTGCTTCACTGCTTGCCAAGAGGTTTATATTGGGTGAGTCTTATGAGGTTAACCGCAAGGTGCAGTGCGTTGTGACTGCGTCTGAGAGAAAGTATCTTACTGGAGCAAACCAGATTCTTGATATGTTCCAGACTTATATAGATTTCTGCGCGACATATACAGAATGGCCTTATTTGCGTCTTATGGATTCCAAACAGAATCTCCAGTGGATTATGGGTTACAAAGATGTAGATACGGGTGTATCAAAAGGTACTCTTAATTCGGTAATAGGCATATCTTCAAAAGATGACGACTCCAAACTGAGAGGTTCGCGAGGTGTTTTGTATCTAATCGAGGAGTGCGGTACTTTTGCGAGGCTGCTTGATACATACAATACAATACGTCCTTCCGTTGAGGATGGAGATAGTGTTTTTGGAATGCTTTTCGGATACGGTACGTCTGGTTCGAGCGAGTCTGACTTTAGGAGTTCTCAGGAGATTATGTATAACCCGGACGGATATAATGTGATGTCGCTTGAGAATGTATACGACAAGGTCGGGCAGGGCAGAAGCAGATTTTGCTATTTCTTTCCGGGTTATCTAAATAGATCTGAATGCTATGATAATGATGGTAACTCTGATGTATCAAAGGCTCTGGTTGAAATACTTAAGGATAGATATGTAACCAAGTATAACTCTACAGACCCGAACACTATAACGAAGCGTATAGCGGAGATACCTATAACCCCTCAAGAGGCTGTGTTGAAAGTTATGGGTAATCTATTCCCAGTCAGTGATTTAAATGCGAGATTGAATCAGCTTGACGCCAATACATCCGAATATAACGATGTGTATACAGGAGAACTTATATTTGACAATAAAGGAGATGTTAAGTTTGCTCCTACTTCTGATATGCCTATACGTGTGTGGCCTACAAAAGACAACAAGGTTAATGGAGCCATAGAGTTCTACGCGATGCCGGAAAAGGATTCAAACGGCAAGGTTTACAGGGAGAGGTATATATTAGGACATGACCCAGCCGATAATGATGTAGCTGATACGATGTCTTTGACTTCAACGTTTGTATTGGACTTGTGGACAGACAGGATAGTTGCTGAATATACTGGCAGACAGGATTACGCTGACGACAACTTCGAGATAGTGAGGAAGCTGTGTATGTTCTATAACGGTAAGTGCTTATACGAGCAAAACAAGAAGGGTATATTCGCTTATTTTTCTAAGATGAACTGTCTGTATCTTCTTGCTGATACACCTGAGTATCTGAGGGATAAGCAGTTGATTAAGTCGATAGGTTACGGCAATACAAGCAAGGGAGTTAACGCTACACAGCCTATCAATAATTTCGCCGACAATTTAATTAAGGAGTGGCTTATCAAGCCTGTCATGATTAATATCGAGGAAGAAGGCGAGGTTAAAGAAGTGCAGGTTAAAAACCTTGTGTTTATCAAGAATAGGGCTTTGTTACAGGAGTTGATTTCGTATAATCCTTACGCAAACTTCGATAGAATACGTGCTTTAGGTATGCTCATGCTTTACCGCGAGCAGTATATGGTGCTTTGGGGAGGAGAGGTTCGCAAGGATAACAATATAGCTGATGATAAAGCATATCTTGGTAACGATGACTTTTTTAGTAAAAATTACAGGCATAAAGGTTAAAAAGGTATTAATCTAATTGTCTGTATTATTATTGTTGCTTATTTTTGTGGCAGTTAAATATTTATAGATATGAGTTTTGACTTTGGTTTTCCGAGGCAGCAGCTTCCATTCTCTTCCAAGACTAAGGCTTGGAGGAAGCGTTGCGTCGATTGGGGGGCCGACAAATCCATAGGTGACGACAATCCTGTAAGGAAGTCTATGTATCATAAGATGATAAACTATGACTTGCTTAACGGAAAAACACATATAGAGGATATGATGAATGTCGTTAACCCAGATAGGATTGACGCCTCATACATACCGTCAAGTATACAACATTATCCTATAATGAACTCAAAACTTAACGTCTTACGAGGTGAAGAGTCAAGAAGAGTTTTTGATTATAGGGTTATAGTAACAAACCCGACGGCCATAAGTGATATAGAGCGTGAGAAGAGAGACGCTTTAAGTCAATCATTACAGCAAGCTGTGATGGATTCATCAATATCTGAGGAAGATTTTAATGCTAGGATTCAGGAGATTTCAGACTATTTTAATTATAACTATCAAGATACTAGGGAATTTAGGGCTAATTGCTTACTCAATCATTATTGGAAAGAATACAATATGCCATTAATGTTTAATAGAGGTTTCGTTGATGGTTATTGTGTTGGTGAAGAAATATACCAATGTGATATAGTCGGTGGTGAGCCAGTTATAAGTCAGATAAATCCTAGGATAATTAATCTCTATATGAATTCGTATTCTTCAAGGGTTGAAGATGCCGATGTTGTTGTAATAGAGAATTGGTGGTCTCCAGCTAAGGTTATAGATACATTTCATGAGCAATTAACTTCGAATGAAGTTAAGCGTATCGAGGAAGCATATATGACAGAAACTAATGGTGAGAATACTAGCGATAGTGAAGAGGCTGCAAGAGGTTTTATAAGGCTTACAGATGGCTATCAATCACCCGAAGAACGTTATGATAATAATGATAACGTATCAGCTTCTGTTCTTTTTGGTGATGAAACGGTACACTCTTTAACTCCTTATGATAATAATGGTAATATAAGAGTAGTACAGGTTTATTGGAAGTCAAGAAGGAAAGTAAAGAAGGTTAAATCTTACAATCAAATAACAGGAGAAGAGGAATATAATCTATATCCTGAGACATATATTTGCAATAAAGACAAAGGCGAGGAAGAGCAGGTATTGTGGATTAACCAAGCTTGGGAAGGTACAAAGATAGGTAAGGATATATATGTCAATATGAGACCTAGGCCTATACAGTATAATTCTATGAGTAATCCTTCAAGATGTCATTTTGGTATTGTAGGTTCAATCTATAATATAACAGGTGACAAACCTTTCTCTTTGGTTGATATAATGAAGCCATATTCATATTATTATGACTTCATACATGATAGGCTAAATAAAACAATAGCAAAGAATTGGGGTAAAATCCTACAGATGGATATAGCTAAAGTGCCAGAGGGTTGGGATGTAGACAAGTGGATGTATTTCGCCAAGGTAAACTCAATAGCTGTTGTGGATTCATTCAAGGAAGGTAATAAAGGTGCTGCTACAGGTAAGCTTGCCGGTGGTTTAAATAACGCATCAACTGGAGTTATAGACCTCGAATTAGGTAATTCTATACAGCAACATATAAATCTACTTGAGTACATCAAGTCTGAGATGAGTGAGGTTGCAGGAATATCAAAACAAAGAGAAGGTCAGATAAGTAATAGAGAAACCGTAGGAGGCGTTGAGAGGGCTACTCTTCAATCTAGTCACATCACAGAATGGTTATTTATAATACATGATGATGTCAAGAAACGCACTATGGAATGCTTTCTAGAGACGGCTAAAATAGCTTTGAGAGGACGTTCTAAGAAGTTCCAATATATACTTCCTGATAATGCTATTAAAGTTATAGATATAGATGGCGATGAGTTTGCAGAGTGCGATTACGGTATAGTAGTTGACAATTCTAGCGATATACAACAGCTAAAGTCGCAGATAGATACGCTTGCACAGGCGGCTTTACAGAACCAATTGCTTTCCTTCTCTACGCTTATGAGGATTTACTCTTCTTGCTCTCTTTCTGAAAAGGTTCGTCTTATAGAGCGTGACGAGAAACAGAGGCAGCAACAGGCCGAACAGGCGCAGCAACAACAGTTGCAAGCACAGCAACAGATTGCGCAAATGCAGCAGCGGGAAAAACAAATGGAGTTACAACTTGAAGATACATTAAATCAAAGGGATAACGAAACTAAAATTGTTGTTGCTACTATAGGCGCTCAATCAAAACAAAGCGAATCAAATGATGGTATAGTTGAACCTACAGAAAGTGAAAGGCAAAATCTTCAGGAGAAAATACGTCAGTTTGATGAGCGACTTAAATTAGATAGGGAGAGGCTAGAATTTGACAAAAATAAGTCAAAGGAAGAATTGAGGTTAAAAGAGAAGCAAATAAATAAACCAAATAAAACTGTTAAGTGATGGATGAAATAGTAAAAGGTGTGGTTGAAACCACTTCTGTTCCTGAAAATGTGGAACAGCTCGTAAAGATAAATATTAAAGATGGCAAAGCATCTGCTACTCTTTTTGCTAACCCTAATGGTTCGTCTATAAAGAGAAGACTTGATGAACTTGAGGAAAGATTTAATAATCTTAAGACTATTAATTACGAAGAACTTTACGGTCCGGGTAATATTGATATAAAACAAGGAGGAGGTTCTTCTGGTGGAGGAGAAGGAGATGTAACAAAAGTTTACGTCGATGAGCAAGATGAAAAAACTCTTACTAAAGCTAAAGAATATACAGATAGCAAGGTAGGTAGTGAAATAACAAATTTGAGAGATTATGTCGATAAGACATCAAGTACAATACTTGAGCAAGCTAAAGAGTATGCTGATTCTCTATCTTATGGAGGAGGAGAAGGAGGCGACAAAGCTACTGTTGTTCTAATAGATGCGGTTAATAGAGCTTCACAAGCTCGTACCGAAGCTTATACAGCTCATAAAGAAGGCAAGGCAATCGTACTTAAGTGTGCTGCAGACAAATACATTCCAATGACAGTTACTGCTGAATCTAATGATTCTGTAGATTTGAAAGGATTTGATTTGAGTTATTCAGGATACGAGTATATTCCAGAAGTAACTTTGGTTACTCGTATGTGGACGCTAGATTCAAAAGGATTGAATTATACTGAAAAATCAGTACCTATTAACTCTTGTAGAACATTTGATTGCACAGGTTCTTCTAATGTATCTAATATATTTAATTATGCTCTTGATACCTATAATAAAGGATTGAGCGTAATACTTAAAGTTAACACTAATACATTTGTATTAGCTAATACTGCAACAAGTGATTCACTCATAGGATATTCTTTCCAGTTTAATCCGGGAAAGCTAGAGAATGGAGAAAGTGGTATTGTTAGTGTAGATATAGTTAGATGGAGATTAACCTCATCTGGTGTTACTAGGGATTCATTTAGTACAGAAGGTGGAGGAGGAAGTACTGGTGGAGGTGTAACTCTTACGCAGTATTATTCAACGAATACAGTTGCTAAAAATACATTGCCATCTAATCCTAGTGACGACCCTACTTTTTGGAATCAAACTAAACAAACAGTTGATTCGATATGGGCAGCACAAAAAGCAACAGGATACGATTGGACTATGTGGAAGCTTCTACCTAAAGATGGAGAAGATGGCAAGCCCGGTAAAGATGGAGATGATGGTATAACTCCAAATACATCATTTAAAAGCATGGTGTTTAAAAGGACTAATACTAAACCAGATGCGCCAGATGCTAGTGAAGGGTCTTATAATAATCCAGTTCCTTCTGGTTGGTCTGATGGTGCTCCTTCTGGTGAAGAACAACTTTGGATGTCAACAAGAATATTCTCTTCTGATGGAGAATCACCTCAGCAATCTGCTTGGACTACACCTTCTGCTGTAAGCGATAATGAGTTTATGGATTATGAGTTCTCTTCTAAGGAAAATCCCGGAGAACCTAACAAGAAAACCCCTTCTTCTCCAGAACTTAATACTAACTGGAGTAACGAGGCTGACACAAGCACTATATGGATGGCTATGAGACAAGTAAGTAATGGTGCTTATGCAGAAGGTAGTTCTTGGAAGATAATGAAAATTAAGGGAGAGAAAGGAGAGGATGGTACTAGTGTAAAAATTAAAGGTAAACTAAATAGTACTGACGAACTGCCAAAATCAGGTAATACAATTGGTGACGCCTATCTAATAGATGGAGATTTATGGATTTGGGATGGAGATTCTTGGGAAAATGTTGGCAAAATAAAAGGAGAGAAGGGAGATGATGGCAATGATGGAAAATCTCCATATTTACATATAAAATACTCGAATGATGGAGGTAATACATTTACCGATAATAATGGTGAAGTTCCGGGTGATTATATAGGAATGTATTGGGATTATATAATAGATGATAGTTCCGATACAAGTAGCTATACATGGAAATACGTAAGAGGTGAAGATGGTTTTGGTTACGAGTATATATTCAAGCTTACAGAAACTTATGAAGCTCCAGATGTGCCTCAAATTGGTGATGATTATGATGATTACTTACCTACTGGCTGGACTGATGACGCTGGTGACGTATCTGAAGATATGCCTTTTTGCTGGGTATGTTATAGAAGAAAAATATCAGGACATTGGAGCGCATATAAAGGAAGTTCAAAAACACCGGGTAAAGCTGCTTTATTCTGTTCTTTTGGAACGTCTGGAGTAGACGCTATAACTGTTGACTTTACAAACGATGTAGATGGTGTAAATCTTACCTATGAAGGTAAAGTTGATGGAGAGCAAACTGTATCAACTTATGTAGGAGCTTTTGAAGGAGAAGATGCAGCCGAGATTAAAAAGATAGAATATACACCAATTTCTGGCGTAACAATATCTACATCTACAACTGGTAGCGGAATAGATAATTATCCCGGAATAATAACTGCAACATTTGCTGATGGTTCTGAAGCTTTAAAAGAAGGTATAAATAGTATTGATGTTAAAGTTACTATTAGATGTAAAAATGCTACATCTATAGAGCATGTGTCTAAAAAAACCTTTAAAGTTTTAGGCAATAAACCGGGCGCTCCCGGACAGGATGCTGTAACGTATAGAATTATTACAAATGTACACTCTGTAAGAAAGTTTAGTGATGGAAGTTACGATACCGATTCTATCTCTGTAAAAAAGGTAGAAAAAAGGGTAGGTAGAGGCGATTTTGTCGAAACTACAGAAGGCGTAATTAAATACTGTATAGATACTTATGACGAAAGCAAGGCTGTTACAATAGCTTTAAATACTGGAGTATCTGTAGCTAATATAAATAAGTTTATATCTTTCTATTATTATGTTGATGGTAAACTAGCAGATGGTCCAGAAGATGTTCCTATAAACGTTGACGGAGAGATGGGTGCTACTAATAAAATAGTTAGCGAGAAGGTATATTATTATGTATCTAACTCATATATTAATTTGCCTAGCTCTATATCTTCGGCTGACTGGTCAGAAACACCTTTTGATTTGGAGCCGGGTCAGTATCTTTATATAAAAAAGGTACGTACTTGGGAATCTGGTGATGTAACATACGATTACTCTTGGACTAGATCCGGTCTTGATGGATTCTCTAACCTTCCTTTTATATCAACTGTATTTACTATAAGTAGTTCTCAACCATCTACTCCTTCTGGTGGAACATATAGCAAACCATTGCCAGATTCTACATCTTGGTCTGATGGAATACCTAGTGGTTCTGGTACTATCTGGCTGTCTACTAGAAAGTTTACGGTTGACGGAGCGAATCCACAAGAGGCTACTTGGTCAACGCCTATCAAAGCTACATCTGATATAGATTCAAGTGGAAACGGTTGGAATATAAGATATTCATCTCTGACTGCATGTCCTAAAGCTCCAGATGTAGATGTTGCTTCTGCTTGGCATACAACTCCTCTTGCAGCAGATATTTGGGGTGCCTTCCAAAAGGTAGCTAACAATATTAAAAGCCCTTGGAATGTTAGGAGAATATATGGCGAAGGTATAAAAATAGAAGCTGAGACTACATCGGCTGCAACTCCTTTTATGGGCGAATGGAATGCAGATACAGAATACTACGGAACAAAAACTAGAACAGATATAGTTAGGGTTAGTGGTACTTCTGGCGCTGATGATCCAAATACTTACTATTACATAGCTAATAAGGCTAAGAATTTTGATGGAGAAATAACTCCTCAACCGGGTACAACAGCAGGCGAAGCATATTGGCTTAAGTTTGGTGCTAACTTTGATAATATAGCTACTGGATTCTTGTTTAGCGAGAAGATATCTACTCAGATTATTGACGCAGTAAATGCTAAAATTGATAATCTTGATGTAGATAATTTGGTGGCTAAAAAGTTAAGAACAAATGAGAGTGGTAATCTTATATCTATAGAGAATAATAAGATATTATCTTTAACATCTGACGCTACAACTTTTACTGTTGATCCAGAAATTGAAATTACGTCAAGCCTTGGACTTTCTTGTGATAATACGGTATCGTATTCTGGCAACAAAACAATTTATGGCACATCAATAACGTCTACTTCCAATTCTGTAATAAGTCAAACTGTAACGTTAACAACTATATCTAGAAAAAATTTTAATGGATATCTTAAATCAATCGTAGCTAGTAAAGATAGAATACGTATAGTTATTAGTGGAGCCAATATAACATATTTTTCTGCTGGGTTTACAATTACAGCAAAAGGAAATTCATCATCTTCTACACCTATTACTTTAGCTAGTTGCACTGTAGTTAGAAGGTCATTATGTTATGATTATATTGAAATTAAACCAACAAGTGTAAAAAAGCTACCATTAAGTGATGGAGATATATTTACTATAAGTATAAATTATAGTTATGTTATAACTAAACCTAATTCGAGCACAACTACAATAGGTGCTACTCTGATTGATGGTGGAACTATTAAAATATTTGATAATGATAATATATTTATTGGAAAAGACGGAATGAGGATAGGCTCAAATTTAGGAGGACAAAAAATTCTTATGAGCGTTAATAGAGAATCTAATGATATATTATCAATATCAGATGGCGATAATGATATTTTTACAATAGGAAGTTCGTTAAAAGTAAACACTGATAGCAGGGGGTTAGTTGAATTAAATAATCCAATGATTTATAATATTGGTAGTAATACATCAATAGCTAAAGATGATATGGATAAAATTTACTCTTGCTTTGTTAATGGGACTCCTGTTTATTTAAAAGGTGTATATGATGCAACTTTTGGTTCTAATACTAGAACTGTTTCATATATGTCTATGATAGAAAGTATGTATCCAGCAAGTAGTTTAACTACAGGTGGAACATGTACATTCTTGGCTACGTGTGGATTACATGATATGAGTAACTTAACAGATACAACAGATTATAGATTAAATATATTCATTAAAGGTTCTATAAGTACAGTAAGTGGTGGCATATTTAGCGGAGCTGCTACTGTATCAATTTATCAACACACTGTATAAATTTATACGTATTATTATTTAGTAAAGAATATCTTAAATGAAGAATAACTTTCTAATTATTTGTGCTTTCCTTATCGTTTTGGCGTTTGGTATTATTTTACTTCAAAGCCAAACGATAAGGAAGTATAAATATGATATTTCCACGCTTGCGTCTAATAATAAAGCGTTAGCTGTACAGTTAGATTCATCTAATAATATTGCAATTGAGTTTAAGAATACTATAGAATCGCTTGAATATTATAACGACTCTATATCCTATAAATTAAAAAATGCATATGAGAAATTGCGTATTAAGGATAAAACAATGAAGCGTCTTGAGTATATCGCATCAACGGCGTTAATACGTGACAGTATTATCGTTAAAGATACTATCTTTGTTGAGAATTATCATCTTGACACATCTATTGTAAACAAGTGGTACAATATAGACGTTAAGCTGAATTATCCAAATAAAATTGAGGTTAAACCAAAGATTGTAAGCGAAAAGTATATAGTGTCGCATGCATCGAGGGAAACCATCAATAAACCGAAAAAATTCTTCTTATGGAGGTTATTCCAAAAGAAGCACAATATTGTAAGGGTGGAAGTTGTTGAGGAGAACCCGTATATAACAAATACACAAACAAAATTTATAGAGATTGTGAAATGAGCGAATTACTTATCACTATTGTTACAGCGGTAATATCCTCAGCCGCATCAGGCTGGGCCGGTTGGTTCTTTGCGAGGAGAAAGTATAATGCAGAGGTTGAGTCAAACGACTTGCAAAACCTAAGAGATAGGGTGCAGGTTGTAAATGACATTATAGCCACCTTAAAGACTGAGCTTGATAGAATCAACGACGAAAATCAAAAACTTCGTGACGAAAATGACTTGATGGACCGTAAGATAACAAACCTTACAACCATTATTTTAAATCATGGAATAAACATAAAAAAAGAGTTGAAAGATGTTGAAGAATCTTAATGTAATAAAATCGGAGTACGCACCAAAGGATACTACTGCTCTTTGGCTTAAAAAAGAGGGTAATAAGGCATTGCTTCTTTGGTTTGACGGGATAGAATGGGCGCCATTGACTGCAGATGTTAAGGGTGATTCTGTTATAGGAGATATACCATCTGGTGTAAATACAAGAGGTACATCTGCTGAGTTTTTTAAGTCTCTTCTAGATGAATTTAATAATGGAAATATAGAACTAAATGGATTTTTCCAAGGGCAGGTAGAAATGTCTGACCTTCCATGTGACATAGGGAATGCAGAAGCTACAATACAAGTTATAGAGGGATTAAATGGCACTCCTATATTTAATGTTGAAGTAACTACTACGTCGTATGATGAAAAATACTCGCCATATAGATGGGATTATTCGTCAAGAAACGGCACGTTTGATTCTTGGAATGCTAGAACTATAGGTGATAAAGCTGATAAAACCGTTGTTGATGAGATATCTAAAAAAGTGGCAAGTCTTGAAGGATTCTTTACTGATGGCAAGGCAAATACAGCTTTGACTTTGGAAGGATTTAATAAAGACAATTACTATACTAAATCAGATACGGATAATAAGGTAGCTTCTGTGGTTAATGGATTGTCATGGAAAGAAGCAGTCGATAATGTCGCGATGTTGAAGGCCATTAAATCCCCTAAAGAGGGTTGGACTATATCTATAAAAGATACAAATGCTATCTATCGTTTCGATGATAATAACAGCGCTATAGAAGATTCTTCTGATAGCAATATAATAGTGGCTACTGATAAAACAGCTGGAGCTTGGGTACTGCTTGGTACTGCTGTATATTCTGTTGCTACAGATAAAGCTGATGGTTTAATGAGTAAGTCTGATAAGGCTGCGCTAGATAAGACTGTAACTGATATTTTAGACTTGAATACTACGGTATCTAATAAAGCTAATAAAAGTGATATTCCAGACGTAACAGGCTTCGCTAAAGCAAAAGATGTAGAAGATACTTATGCTAAAAAAACAGATATTCCAAATATAAGCGATTTGCAAAAAACCGCTGATGCTGATGCTAAGTATGTAAGTAAAGATGGATACGTTGCATTTAGTCAAGAAGAAAAAGACAAACTAAATGGATTGAAGAATTATACTCTTCCAATAGCCACAGATGAGGTTTTGGGAGGTATTAAGGTTGGTTCTGGTATTAACAAAACTGATGATGGTATAATTTCTGTTGATGTTAGTGGCAAGCTTGATAAAACAGAAGCTGAAAGCACCTATGCTAAAAAAGATGATATTCCTAATGTATCTGGTTTTATAACAGAAGCTAACGCTGATAATAAATATGTAGCCAAGGATGGTTATATAGAATTTAGTCAAGAAGAGAAAGATAAACTTGGTAGCCTTGAGAATTATACGCTTCCAATAGCTACCGATAAATCCCTAGGAGGAGTCAAAATCGGTTTTGGTATAAATAAAGATGCTGATGGAGTTATATCTGTAGCGACTGTTGATATAGATGGTAAGCTAGACAAGACTGAGGCTGAGAATACTTATGCTAAAAAGACTGATATACCTACAGTTCCAGACGTATCAGATTTTATTACAGAGACTAATGCTGATGGTAAATACGTAGCAAAAGAAGGCTATACTGCTTATACAGAAGAAGAGAAGACTAAGCTTGCAGGGCTTAATAATTATACTCTTCCACAAGCAACAGATAGTACTCTTGGTGGGGTAAAGATAGGTTCTGGTATTAATCTAGCTAATGATGGTACTATTTCAGTAGAAGCAAGCAGTTCAACTCTACCAGATTCTGTATTTTTAGATATGGTAAGCTATGGTATTGAGTGGGATACAGAAGTCGCTGATTCTGCTTGTACTCGTATTGGTAATATGTCTATGCATAAAACACTCCCTATTCAATCTGGATTTAAGGGTTGTGTTGCCAAAGGAAAAGATATACAATACTATCTCGATCCTAATGATTGGTCTAAAAAAGCTGATGGTTCTGCTTCCGTGCTTGATGGTACAGATGGAGATGTACGTGTAGATACTGGCTGTAAGTGGTATTATAAAGGATTTGAGAGTGGTACCAAACGTCAATTTAGGATGTCTCAAACACAAGTTGATTCTACTTGGGTTGAGGTTCCTAGAATGCTTGTAAGTGCTTGGGGTGTTACTCTTGATAGAACTGATTCTACTACACCTAAGGCTCGTGTTGTTATGAATACGACTGCCAATTTTAGAGGTGGTAAGTATAGCTTAGATGGTTTTGATAAGTATCTTACAACGCTTCCTTGTAGAAGTAATCTTGGCAAACCTACTACTTATGTTTCTAGACATGATATGAGAACTTACATAGCCAATGCTGCTAACAACCAAGAGATACTTTGTTATGATTTCTATAAGGCTCTTGTTTGGTGTTATTATGTGGAATATGCTAATTTTAACTGTCAATTACCTTTTAATGCTGAATTAACAAGTGAAGGTTATCATCAAGGTGGACTTGGTAATGGCTTGACCACTTTTGATAATTCAGCTTGGCAAGGTTTTAATAGTTACAATCCTATTACTCCTTGTGGTTATCTTAATGATATTGGTAATTTTAGCGGAATAAAAGAATTATCTATTCCAGAAATAGTTATAAATGATACTTTAACTATCAGTGATAAATTAACCCCTTGTAAATACAGAGGTTTTGAAAATCTATTCGGGGATTGTTGGAAGAATCTTGAAGGAATTGTTTTACAAAAACCAGATGCAGATTCTGCCAATGTTATATATGCTACATCCGATAATACAAAGTTTGACGATGAGATTTCCAATAAGGAGATTCGTGGGATTGAGGCAAAAACGGAAGGACATATAAAGACATTTGTGTTTGGTGATAAGGCTGAGATTATATCTGCGACAACTGGTGGCAATGCCTCTACATATAAAACTGATTATCATTCTACTAATAAGGATACAAGTAAAAAAACGGCCCTCTTTGGTGGCTCTGCTTTTAACGGTCTTGATGCGGGTTTTGGTTATTTGTATTCCAGTCGCAATGTCGGTGATGCCAATACTTATCAGGGTTTCTTTAGTGTTATAAGATTATAATAATAAAAAAAATATAAAAAAGGTTGTTCAATATCATATATTGACATTTACTAAAAAAAAGCCTTATTTAGTGGTAATGCTAATAATGGTACTAAAAATATGATTGTATGGAAATAAAACAATATTTTAAAACAAATGATGAACCAGTGATATTAAATAGGCTTGGTAATAACCAGTACATTTATACACAAGTTATAGAAACTGGTAACGAGGATGTTACCGATAAGGATGGTAACACAGAAAATAAGCCTTATTGGATTTGTGTTTGGGTACAACTTGCAGGCGTACCTAACTACAAGTCATGCGTTAAAGGTATAATCCGCAACTATTATTCAGCAGAGGACGAGCTTAAATTTATCAATATAGGCTCAAAACTGCAACTAGACTTTGATGTTAACGAGGATGAGTTTGAGGAATACAAGGAGTACCTCAATACTGTTAATACCATTAAAGTAAGAACACGAGCTGATTTTGGTATTGATGAGCCTGATGTGCAAAAGGTAGACAAGGTAAAGTCGTCAGATATGACGGAATTAATTAAACTGATGGCGAATACGGTTACTATAGATGACTCGAAAGCTCTTACTATAAAGTCTATATATCCTAGATTTGAAGAACTTATAGGTCACGTTGTAAATAAGGATTCTAAACTGCTTTACAATGATACTCTTTATAAGGTATTGCAAGAGCATACTGTAGCATCCGAGCATAAACCGGGTGTAGGTACAGAATCACTCTATACTGAGATTTGTGAGACTCATAGCGGTACCGCTGATGACCCTATTCCTTACAATAACAATATGGCTCTTGAGAATGGTAAGTATTACTCACAAGACGGAGTTATCTATAAGTGTACAAGAGATACTATTAATCCTATATATAATCAACTCAAGGATTTGATAGGAATATATGTTGAAGTTTACGAAGGTTAATTAAACTTTATATTATGGGTACTAAAACAAAATCCGATAGCAAGCAAAAACAAAAGAAAAAGACTGGTAGACCAAAACCAATGGTGTCAAAAGCAGGTCTAACTAAAAATAAGTATTCTTGCGGTGGACGAATCAAAAATTCTTGATAGATACATAATTAACAAGCTATTTGTTATAACACTTAAATACGCTCCGGCATTAATGTCGATATGTTGCATACTAAATACTACCGGAGCGTATTTTGGTTACGAAATGGGTTGGCTAAGTTTTATATCTGGAATATCTTTGATACCTTGGCTCTTCCTTTTGTTAGCTTCGAGAGTTTTTAAATTTTGTGTATATCATAGGTTTATGCTATATTATATAGCGATTGACAATATTGTAAATATAATTGACTATCATATTGGTATTCCTGTTGATGATTACAATATACTTATGATTCATTATATTATACTCGGTGTTATTATGATGATTGCTGTTTATAAACATACTAAAAAGATTCACAATGAACGTAAAAGACAAAATAAAAAGACTGCATGAGGTTGTTGTGTCCCAAAAGACACCCACGGATACTAATGTCTTGTGGATTAAAAAGAATGTAAATTCAACATTTACATTTTATATTAACGATGGAATCGATTGGGTGACACCATCCTCAAGCTCTTCTTCTGGAACGGAATTATCAGATAAGCAGTTGAATGCAATATTTAAAGCTGATAAGATTGTAATAGATGGCGATGGCAATATGTTTCTATCAAACGACGGAACGTATAAATCGCTTGATTCATTCTTGGAAGGATATGCTAAGCTTACAGATATACCTCATTTTACATCGGAGCTAAATAATGATAAAGGCTTTATTACCGAGGTGGACCTGAAAGAAATTTCATATACAAAGAGTGAAATTGATAACAAAATATTAACTAACGGTGGTTTTAGCGCATCACTTTATTATACAAAGGAAGATGTAGATAATATCGTTAATAATAAAGCAAAGCAACTTGAAGCTTTTGATTGCTCCGCATTCTTTAGATTACAAGTTGGTGACGATTGTAGTAAAATATACGCTGCTTTAGAGACAGCTGTTAAGAATAAGAGAAGACTATATACTACTGTAACAAAGTATGATACAGATACAATATATAAGGAAGTATTCTCAAATTTTGAAAGCTACTATGATGTAGATGATGTATTGTCACCATCTGTAAGAATACATGCTCTACTTGATGATGGCCGTATTGAATATGTTACTATAGGTAGCCCAGAGGCTTCAGATAGGACAAATAGTAAATATGCTATTATTGAAGAAATCGGTGTATCTGGCAGTCAATATCAACAATATGATTGTACTTACTTTTTTGTATCACCAGAAGGTACTATCGTTGATGAGCATTATGATGAGTTAGTAAATGCAATTAAAAAGGGGTATTTCCTTTATACTACATATAGTATCTATAAAGATGAAGCCGATAAATATATACAAGTAATTCCTAGCGTAGATGATTATAATGCTCCGTGGATTGATTTGATCGCTTTTAATGATTGTGTTGGAGACGAAGGCAACGTAATTGTTGAGTATGTATATATTAGGGAAAATAATACTGAGCAACAAGGTAAGACTATTATAGAGTCTAAAAAAGACAAGCTTCTAGTTGATGATACTATACTTAAGACAGTAAACGGTCAATCTCTAATTGGTTCTGGTGATATTAAGATAGAATCAGATGTGACATATGTTAATGTACCAGAACTACAAGAAGATTATATGGTACAATCTGGAGAGGAAAATAAAGAGATTATATATACTATTGAAGTAGGCGATACGGTGTATTCTATAACAGGAGATTCAACTCTGCGTTGGATTAATAGTGACGCTCCTGTTGCTAGCGCAAATTGCACTTATGTAATCTCTGTTATTGGAACGTTTGCGGTATGGGGTGAATTTCCAAAAGAGTAATAATTATGACTGCATTTAGAATACTATTAATGATGCATAAGCATCAAAAGACAGATACAATCAAGCTTTCCCCAAAGAAGTTAGAGTTTGATTATAAAGAGGACTCAAAAGATCTAAGTGTAGAATCAAATACTGAATGGTCTATAAGTGTAAACAAATAATTATTTTTGTTTATATTTTTGTTTATATTTTTGTTTATATTTTTGTTTATATTTTTGTTTATGGCAACAAATTGGGTAAAATTAAGTAAGAGCTCAGGCTCTATGAATGATTCAGTAACAGTTACAGTTAATGAATATACTGGACGTTCTGACCGTGGTAGTACTATTACTGCAAAAACAGCAGGTGGTGCCACGGATACTACCTCTGTTACACAGAAAGGCAAAGCAGAGTTTATTAGCGTTGGTACATTGACTTATAATGCAGCAGCTAAAGGTAATAATTCTGATGGTTCTGATACTATACAGATTACTGGTACTGCTAATACTGCTAATATCAAAGTAGTAGAGGAAACTCTTAACGTATCTAATCCACTCTTAAGTGGTAGAATCATTGACAATGCTACATATAAAATTCAAGTCAATGCTGTTAATGATACCTCTTGGGATGGTGAAACAGATACTGGTATTGATGGCGACCCCGGTAAGGATGCACAATATACATTTACTATTGATGTAACTATTCCTGAGAATAAGTCAGAGAAGACTAAAACACTTCAATTTAACCTAAAAAATGGTAATTCAAATGTTTCTACTGAAGCTATTACTATTAATCAAGCTGCTGGTAAGAAGACTTACGGTGATATTACACTTACAGTAGGTTCTTATCAGCAGATTCCTGCTTCTGGTGGTACTGTTGATGCTCCTTCTATTTCATACTCTCAGCCTTGGGGTTGGAATGGCGCAACCTCAGGTGGTGGCACTATTACTACAGGTGGTACTGTAACTTTTGCATTTGAAAACGAGGCAGTTGCTAGTGGAGATTATGAATGGACACTTAATCCTACTACAGGTGAAGTAGAAGGAGTTGATCAAGATAATTATGTGACCGAAATACATTCAAGTAATGTTATTATTTCAATTAATAGTAATGGTAAGATTGCATCTAAAACAGTTGCTGTAACACAAGAAGCTAACAAGGTTACTTATTCTGTTACAAACGTTACTCTTGGAGATACAACAGATATTCCAGCTTCTGGTGGTACAGTATCTTCTACTACAGTTACAGCTAAGGGTTCCAAGACTTATACATCTGGTTCTAAAGAAGAGAACATAACTCTTACTAATGGTTCTGATGATTGTGCTATTACTTGGAGTTCTGCTATTACGGCTGCTTCACTTGGCACTACAGTCACTAATAGAACCAAAAAGGGCACTCTTACAGCTACAGTTGCTTGGAAGACAGCTGCTACCAATACTGGTTCCGTAGATGTATATCAGGCTGCTAACACGGCTACTTACAGTGACATCACATTTGATTCTGCCGTTACTACAACAGTATCACTTAAGGCTGATGGAACTCAAAGTCGCAATATGACTGATAACTCTAATGTTGGTGCTAAGCAGACTGTTACTTACACTTCTGGTGCTACTAGAACTGAATCTAGCTCTACTTCAAAGGTTGTATTTAGCTTTACACCTACAGTTAAGACTGCTGCTACAGGATTCGCTTTATCTTCTGATGGAATTGTTTCTGTTGGTGCAAACCCGACAACTACATCAAGAGGCGGTTTTGTAGTTACGGTTGCTGTTGAAGGCGAGGGTGGCAAGACTGCTACTAGAGAATTTACATTTAATCAGCAAGGTAGTAGCTCTTATATTACAATTACTCCTGATAGCCTCACATTTGCCGCTGCTGGTGAAGAGAAGACTATTACAATTGATTCTAATGACAGTTGGACTCTTGAATAAGTCTAATATATATCCAATGAATGTAGGGGATAAAATCCCCTACATTCTATTATTATTAATAGTTAAACAAATTTATTATGGCTAAACCTGCGTGGATAGAAATAATTAATGGCGCATCTGGTAGTGGGTCTACAACTAGGACGTTAAAAGCAAAAGCTCATACTGGTAGGTTAAGTAGGTCAGGTTCTATTAAAGGCACTGTATCAAGTGGAGAATCAGACACTGTTTCTCTTTCGCAAATTGGAGCAAACGAATTTATTAGTATTAATTTGCAATCGTATTCTGTTACAGCCTTGGGAGGAGTTGTAACAATTACTGGTACAAGCAATTCTCCTTCTTTAAAGATAACCAATCTAAGTAATGCGAGCATTATTTCTAGCAGGTCTTTAAAGATAAATGGAACGACTTATACTTGGGATGGAGATTCATCTCATTTAATAGCAAACGACCCCGGTGCTGCTAATACGTATTCTTTTGAAATATCATTAAGTATAACTGAGAATCAAACCGAAAGTTCTAGGTCTACTTCTTTTTATTTGAGCGATTCTGGCTCAACAGTTGTTAAAACTAGTACTATATCTATAACTCAAGCTGCTGGTGTTAAAACCTATGGAACAGAAGATTTTACTCTAAATTATAATATTTGGGATATTCCAGCATCTGGTGGAACAGCAAGTTGTATATATTCATTCACAATCCCTTGGGGTTGGAATGGCAAAACGTCTGGAGGAGGTACACTAACACAAAATGATGAGCATACTATAGAGTTTAATTATAGAGATGACGGTCCAGATTATCCTTTTGATTGGAGTTTAGATAGCAATACAGGAGATATTACAGTTGCTAGTCTAGGAACAAATGAGACTACTAGCAGTAGTGGTAATATATATATTCAAGCTACTGTTACTATACAGGGTAAGACAATTTATGCAGAAGATTATGTTGAACAGCAAGCTAATGAAGTTTCCTATAGGTTAGGTGATATAGAATTATCAGTTGATGATATTCCCGCATCCGGAGGAACAGCTAGCGTTAATTTTATATCAGGAATTGGTTATACTAATTATTCTTCCGGAGAATCATCAACAACCTCTCTGTTTAGTAGTAGTGATGTTTCTATTGACCATAATGATGTATCTGCAGATAATCTTGGTACCACAGTAAAGAGTAGAACTAAAGTAGGAACTCTTAATGTTATAGTTACTTGGAATGGTGTTACAGAATTCCCAAGTCTTGATGTATATCAAGAAGCGAATAAGATAGAAAATACCACTTATGAGGGAGGAGAAATTACTTATGAAGATGTTTCTATTGGAGAAATTACAGATGGATATATACCAGCATCGGGAGGAACGGCTACCGCTACAGCGGGAGATGGAAGTCAAAGTTGGTCACGTACAAGTGAAACTAAAATTAATCATTATACATCTGGAGAACGTGAAGAACTTTTACACGATTTTGCTAGATCGGGTACTGATAAAATATCACCTTCTGTAGATTCTATTAAAGCTGTAGCTGCTTCAAGAGGAACTACTGTTGGTTCAACAATAACTTTAAAAACTCAAACTGTTACTTGGATTGGAGAAGGAGGTTTATCTAAGTCTGGTGTCATAGTTATATATCAAGAGGAAAACAAGGTAGAAGAAACTTCAACAGAAGGAGGCAATGTTAGTTATTCTGACTTAGTAGCTGGAGATATTACAAATGGTATAATTCCTGCATCTGGTGGAAGTGCAACTGCAACGGCTGGGAAAGGAAGTGTAGTGAAAGCGATAGAATCTACATATAATGTAAATACATATACATCTGGTTCCATAGACAGAGTTTTAGCTAACGCAGGTTCTTCTGAAACTATCGAAGTAGAGCCTTCTGTAAGCTTAATTTCCGCTACTGCTTCTTCTAAGGGTACTACCATATCAGAGCAAACAGTTGTAAAATCACAAGATGTTACTTGGGAAACAGGTAATTTGTCTGTTTCTGATAATATGTATATTTATCAAGAAGCAAATACAAAATCTATTTCTGAACTAAAAACCAATATAGAAACGTTAAATGTTCCAGCGGAAGGTTGTACATATTCATTGCAAGAAATAATAAATCCATTACAATATTATGTTTATACATCTGGAGAAAAGAAAGAAATAACTCCGATGTGGTTCGGATACGAGCAAGGAGCAAATAGTAATACTTATAATTTCATTACTATAGAATATAACAATATTAGTTTTGGCGAAAATGATGGAGATGCTAGAAGTGGTGTAGTTACTATTACAGTTAACACTATAGATGAAGATGGTATTGTAGATTATTCTAGTATTATAGATGTTGATATATCATTTATTCAGGAAAAAAAGCTTAAAAAACCATCAATGGTTATAGACCACAATGAGTTCTATGCAAATGGAAATTTAACATTTGATAATAATACAACTATTGCGATACTTAAAGTTACAGATAATGATAATGCTGGATGGTCAATACATCCATTTTCACAAGGAGCATGGTTATTAATAGATTCTTCGTCACTTGTTATTTCTGGTACAGGCGCAAGTGTTATATCTGTTACTGTAAAAGTAAATGAAACTCTTGAAGATAGAAATGGTAATATATCCCTTTATAGCGGAGAAGATCAAGTCGATAGCGTATCCGTTACGCAATTAGCAATTTCTAAAATTAATCTATGAGGAATTGTATAATATTTGTTTAAACAGAATGAGTAACTTGTTACTCAAAAATTATTTAGAATCCCTTACTGGAATATCTCCAGTGGGGATTTTTCATTTTATATGAGTAACGTTATGCATGCAATAATCTATTCTATAACTTTGCAATCGTAGCTACAAATTAAGTTTAACACTAAAATGTATTTATTATGGCAGAGGATTCAACAAAAACTTATGTATTCGGGCAGGATAGCTCGTTTGGTATGCTTGGAATGCTTGCACCACTTCTACAACAGAGAGGTATAGACCCTTCCGTATTAGCTTGTATGAAGAATAATAACAACGGATTCGGTGAAGGCGGTTGGTTTATGTGGATTATCTTCCTTTTCTTCCTTATGGGATGGGGAGGTAATGGTTGGAACGGACGCAACGGCAACCAATCAGAATGGCTTGCAAGCCAACTAAACAATGATTACGGCAGAGACGTATTGCTTCAGGCAGTAAATGGTAACGGTAACGCTGTTAGCCAGTTGGCTACAACACTTAATTGTGACATTAATTCCGTACAGACGAGCCTTAACAATATCAGCAACGCAGTAGGCATGAATGGACAACAGATTATCAACTCACTACAGATGGGTAATAATCAGCTTGCTTCACAGTTAGCTCAGTGCTGCTGCGAGAACAAATTGCTTGCTACACAGCAGGGTTACGAAAATAGGATTGCAACTCAGGAGCAAACATGTACACTTGGAGGTAAGATAGATAATAGCGCAAATACTATAAGCTCTCAGATTGCTGCTCAGACTACTTTCCTAAGTGATAAATTCTGCGATTTGGAGAAAAGGGAAATGCAAAGCAAGATTGACGCCTTAAGAGAGGAAAGGTCAACATTGTTAAGCAATATCAATAATGCTCAGCAAACAGCAGCGATACAGCAATATGTTGCAAACGTTGTGGCTCCTATAGCAGCTGATGTTAACGCTATTAAAGCTGCACAGCCTCCTACTGTAGCGGTACCTTATCCGCAACTTACGGCTGTACCTTCTGTTTATGCAGCTAATCTTTATGGTTATAATACACAAGGTTTGTGGGCTTAACAATTGGAGGAGAGGATATGCTTAACCAATATCTTTTTTATAGCAATAGAAGCGGCATACCTCGCATAGAGACGGAATCAGTTACTGTTGGCACATCAAGCGTTGACTTTACCGTTACTTCAAGAAAAATATTTGGTAATCAATTTAGTGGATTGATTCTAGTGAAGATGTCGCAGGCTATACCTTCGGGTACTACAACTACTTTACCAATAACATTAACTTCGGCTTCCGGTATAAAAAACATAACTACATATAATGGAGCTAATATAACTGTTGCTGATTTTAAAGGAGTAGGTATATACGTTATGTATTATGATTCAAATACTGGTGTATTACAACTAGTAGGATAAATGTTTAACTAAAAATAAAAAGACAGATGTTCCAGTCAGTAAGACAAAATAGTCAGGTATATTTACTCCATAAAGGAGATAATCCTTATGTTGAGATTGGCACTATAACTTCTGTTCCACAGATAAAGCCAAAATATACTATACCTCAAACATTTGGTCAAAACGAAATGATTGTTAATCTTACGGTTAATGTAAATGGAGTCAATCATAATTTTAAGGATTTGCCTTCTAACCTTGATATAGCAGATGTCTATATGGGTGCAGATTGCGTATCTATATCCGATAGTAGAGATGCAATCAATAGTGAAGTACTATCGCTTAAGAAGAAAAGTATGGATATTATAGATAGTTATGAAAAACATAAAAGTTTAATTTCTGTTTATGATAATATACTTAAGGATATAAATCCGGAGTTTGCTGAAAGACAAAATCAACGTGAGGAGATTGAGTCGCTAAAAGCAAGAATCGTATCTATGGAGAATAATACAAATCAATTACTTGAGACTAATAAGCTTCTGCTTGAACGTCTGTCTAAATTAACAAAGGAGAACTAAATTATGTCAAGAATGTGGGAAATACGTGAGAATGCTACACGCTCAAGAAGGAGTGGAAGAAATGTAAATGATGTCGATTACGACGACGAAGATGATGATGACTCTTATGAGTGTGGTTATGATGACGGTTATAGAGCTGCAATGAAGGCTATGGGACGCAAGCGCTCAAGGCGAGGCGAAGTCGAGTAGAGTTGGAGGGGTGGGTTAGATTTAACTTACCCCTTCTTTTTTTTTATTCTTTAATTGGTTCAATATGGGAATGAGATTGGATTACAATGCTAAACTTCCATCTGGCATGGAAGAATACATAGAGTCTTACGGTTGGCATTTCTCTAAGAGGATGTGTGACTGGGCGTGTTCAAGAATGTACAAAAGCATAAATGGTAAAAAAGAATATATTAATCCATATACAAAGGACTGGGTCGAGCAGTTATTGCGTAATTGGTCTATTAGTATAGACTCAGCTTATATATATGATGCAATATATATAGCTAATATGTGCAAGGCTGACTTTTTCGGTTCTAGTATATCAGACGACCAACGTTTAGCATATTATGTTGGTGACGTAATAAATGACGCTGATGGGTATGATGGTATGGTTTTTACTAGATTCTATGCTGATTGTATAGGTAGTGGTACCCCTATAAACTGGGAGGATATGATTTGATTTAGTTATTTGTATTGTTTATATTTGTCAATAAATCTTTTTCGACATGATGAAAACCTTGCGCAGCGGATTGTGCTGTATCATCAACGAGATAGATAGTGGTAATTCTGAGCTTTCAAAGAAAGACGAGGAAACCTTATCTACTTTGATTAAACAGTTTGTAAAGACTGATCTTCCAATGAGTAAGTATCAGGCATATCATTATTTAAATGTAAGTAGAGCTACATTTGATAGACTTGTTAAGGAGGGCAAGATTGTGTCGGGAAGGAAATTGATTGGCTTTAAGGAGAAGGTTTGGTATAAAAGAGACCTTCTCCATATAAATAATACAAGAAATGGAAATCAAAGTTAAACGTGTTAAAAAGACAGACAAGGTGACTATTGGTACATTAAGTATCAATGGAGTGTACGTGTGTGATACACTTGAAGATAAAGATAGAGGATTGAAATCTACTGATAGCCTTATAGATATAAATAAGGTTAAAGTAAAATCCGAAACCGCAATACCTTTTGGTAAATACAACGTGACACTTAAAGTAAAATCGCCTAGGTTTTCATCAAAGCCTTACTATAATAAGTTTTGTGGTGGGTTCCTACCTAGGCTACTTGATGTCAAGGGGTTTAGTGGAGTGCTAATTCATCGAGGAGTTAACGAAACGCATACAGAAGGTTGCATACTTGTTGGTAAAGCTTCTGGTAATATACTAACAGATAGCCAAAGGTGTTTTGAGAATCTGTATAAACAACTCAAAACAGCATCAGATAAAGGCGAAATGATTACAATATCGATTGAATAAACTATTAATATAAACATTAATGGTTTATTAATATGTTTGCGTCTAGATTAACGCAAACATATATTTGCGTAAAAATGTAAACATATACGATTATGGGAGAAGATTTTAATTTTGGAAGCATACTGGATGAGTCTGAAATCAATGACTTATTTAGTAGTGGTGAAGAGGCTAAATTAGAAGAAAAACCAAATGTAAATAAGGAAGGAGTAAAAGAGTCTCAAAACCAAGAAGAAGAAAAAGAAAGTAAAGAAAGTGTCACCGAGGATTCTATAGATAATTTATTTAATCCAGAGGGCGTAGGTGGCGATAAGAAAAATACAGAGGAAAGAGAGGGTTCGTCAACTAAGACGACAGGCGCTTCTCCCAATAATTTTTCTTCCATCGCCAAAGCGTTGAAAGAGGACGGCCCGCTCTCTTCTGTTGATGATAAGTTCTTTGACACAATTAAGGATGCGCAAGGATTTAGTGATGCTATTGAGGAAGAGGTAAAGAATAGACTTGATGAGTCTCAGAGACGTATTCTTGAAGCTCTTGATAATAATATTGAGCCTGATGATATACGTCAATACGAGAGCACTTTAAGATATCTTGATTCAATAACTGATGAGAATCTAAATGACGAAAGCGACAAAGGTGTAGAGTTGAGAAAAGCTTTGATTTATCAAGACTTTATCAACAAGGGTTATTCGAAAGAGAAAGCCACTAGGATGCTTAATAAGATTGTATCCGATGGAACTGATATCGAAGATGCTAAAGACGCTCTTGAAGCTAACAGGAAATATTATAAGGATTCTTATAATGACTTGCGCGATGAAGCAAAACGTGAAGCTGATGCTAAGCGAGAAGAATACCGTAAGATTGATGAATCTCTCAAAAAGTCTATAATGGATGATAAAGAGGTTATTAACGGTATAGGTGAGCTTGATAGAACGACAAGGCAGAAAGCTTATGATGCTATTAGTAAACCCGTATATAAGGATAATAATACTGGAAGAGTTTATTCAGCTGTACAAAAGTTTGAAAAAGATAATCCAGTCGAGTTCCGAAAAGTTATGGGTCTAGTATACGCGCTTACAGATGGCTACAAATCATTTGATTCCTTAGTTAAGTCAAAGGTTGAGAAAGAAAAAAAGAAGGGTATAGCCGAATTGGAGCGAGTGATTAACTCAACCCCTAGAAACGGTGACGGTACGTTTAGGTTAGCGAATGGAGGTGGAGATGATAACTCATTCCTTGATGGCATAGTTGCCCTTGATTTATAAACTAATTCATTTGTTTTTATGGCTTTACAAAAATTTGAAACGCGTGAGTTCAGCGGATGGGCAACTAACATCACCAAGAAGAACCACATTGACACGCTTTATCCAAGGTGTCCTCAGATGGTTGCCGACTTCATGGTTGAGTTGCTTTCCCGCAATTTTGGAATGTCGCTTGAGTCTATTCTTAATAGATTCCCTACTAAGGAGTTTGAGAATGACGAGAAGTTCTGGTGGGATGTTATAGGCTCTTCAAGACGTAACATTCCTCTAATCGAGGCAAGAAAATTTGATGGCACAGTTGTTACATCAGCTGATTCTGGTGTTGGCGCAAACGGCGAGCCTTTCTTCCTCGTATTTGGTGAGAAGTACTTCTTTGATGGTGAAGTTATTCTTGGTAATCTTAACGAAGTTTTTCCTCTTAGAATAGTTGCTAAGGAGAAGCTTGAAGGCACTAATTATGTTTATGAGGTAGAGCTTATCAATGGCAGAACTGACGGTATGCCGGGTGCTAGACTGCTTGCTGGAGAGAAGTTCAGTTATGCTTACGCTCCTGTTGAGAGAGGCCTCTCCAAGGGTGTCGGCGGAGTTCGCTATGTGTCTCCTTCAACGATGTCTAACGAGTTCTCCACAATCCGTATCAAGGATGAGGTTTCCGGCGACGTTTACGGACACAAGATTGCCATGGGTGTCCCTGTGGTTAAACAGACCGAGAGCGGCAAGATGCAGAAAACCACAGACACGATGTGGATGCACTACTGGGAGTACGAGTTCGAGAAGACTTGGAGAGAATACAAGAATAACGTGTATGCTTATTCTACCTCAAACCGCAATGCAAACGGTGAGTATCTAAACTATGGTAAGTCTGGTGAAGTTATTCGCATGGGTGACGGTCTGCTTGCACAGCTTAAGAGAGGAAACGTAGTTTACTACAATAAGTTTAGTCTTAAGCTACTCGAAGACACTCTTCTTGCTATATCTACTGCTAAACTTGAGCTTAGCGAGCGTAAGTTTGTTTTGCGTACTGGCGAAAGAGGTGCACTCCAGTTCCACAAGGCTGTAAGAGATACCGTTTCTGGTTGGACTGAATTTACTTATAACGGCGATAATCTCGGTGTCGTAAAGAAGGATAATTCACCTCTTCATCAGAATGCTTTGCAGGCTGGCTATCAGTTCACCAAATTCTTGGGACCTAATGGTATTGAGCTTACTGTAGAGATAGACCCATTCTATGATGACCCGGTTATGAATAAAGTTATGCATCCTAACGGAGGTGTAGCTCAGTCTTATCGTTACGATATCTTCGATATAGGCACTTCTAACCATCCTAATATATTTAAGGTTGGAGTTAAGGGACAGCCAACTGAAGCTAGAAGTATAATGTGGGGTATTAGAGACCCTTATACAGGTAGGTGGGGCAACCCTAACGCCTCATTTGAGGATGACAAGGCTATCATAACCAAGTTTGGACAGTTCGGCTTGTGCATACTCGACCCTACGAGAACGGCAAGCATAATCCCTTCGCTTCTTAGCGAATAATATATATGCAATCGGAGCAAGTGGGTAAACCACTTGCCCGGTTGATTTATACAATCAAAATATTGAATCAAATCGAAAATAACAGGAGAAGATTTTATGGAAGAGTTGATACAGATTGACACTACAGAAAAGGCAGAGATGCCAATGCAAGAGGTAGGTAAGCCGGGTAGAAAACCAAAAATTAGGTTAGACAGAGAAGCTGATAAAAAAGTAGTAGCTGATGAACCTATAAATTGTCTTAGGAATGAAAGGGTTACAGTAAAGTTTATACCAAACGAGACTGGAGGGCTAGATAAGAAGCATCCATACTACGGAGGTAAAGTTGAAGGGGCTTTTACTATGCTTACAGTCCCTATGCTTAAAAACGGAACTATAACCAACCCACTTACAAAGGCAGAGAAGGAATACCTTGAGGAGATAATGCAGTTGGATTATGGCGCATTGTCTGTATATAAGAAGGAAGATAATTATTGGGAGAACCTTATGGTAAGACTTGGTAAAGATGATACAATATTGGATTTGTCTATACCTACAGACTATATTAAGTATAAGGTTTTGCTTGCAAATAAAGATATTGTTTGTCCTTCAATGAAAGACCTTGAGGAAAAACCTAAGGCTACATACCAATATGTTATGGTTAGTGATACTGACGTATTCACCGAGACTTCAAATAGAACTTCAAATAAGATGAAGTGTTATGAAGAATTTGGTAGGGTTAGAGATGAAAAAGATGTATTGAGGTGTATCATACATACAATCACTGGAAGGCAAGTTGATATAAACTCCAAGATTGAGTTTATGCGCGACAAGATTGTAGATATGATTGATAATAACCCTAAGAGATTCCTTGAAGTAATAACAGACCCGCTGCTGCACATTAAAGTAACACTTATGCGTGGCATTGAGGAGAAAGTAATATCAAGGCGTGGTGAGTATTATTACTATGATGGGCAACCTCTTTGCGGAGATAATGAAGCTCCAACAATAACTGTAGCTGCAAAGTATCTTGGGCTTCCTAAAAATCAGGAATTGCTGTTTTCGATTCAAGCTAAAACAAAGTAAAGGATATGACTGCTGATGATTTCTCTATAGAGTTTGATTTGCTCTTTAATAATATAGCTTCAAATAAAGCTCCGGGTCTTAATGATTACGAAAAGAGTCTTTTTCTTACACAAGCACAAGAGCTTATGGTTAGAGGATTATACTCTTCTGGAGAGCAATCTTTTGAATCTACAGAGGAACTTACATCATATCTATCAAGTATTAGCAAACGAATGAGTTTTGCTTCTTTTAAGCAAGGTAATTTATATGGCTGGACTACTTATACTGTTGAGATTCCATCAAAGGTTTGGTATATAACCCTAGAGAATGGTATTGTTGATAATCTTCCAGTTGAAGTAATACCTATTAAACAGGATATGTTTTTACGAACTGTAAGGAATCCATTTAGGGGTCCGACAAAAAAGAGGGCGTTAAGGATTACCCGTACAGACGGAGACGCTACCAGATTGTCGGATATAATACCAAATAAAGATGGTGTACTACAGTCGTATCAGATACATTATATAGAGAAGCCAAAACCTATCGTACTTGAAGACAATATTGAGATTGATGGCGAGATTCATAATAAGCAGACATGTTGCTTGCCTGAGAATATGCACAGAATGGTGCTTATAAGGGCTGTAGAACTCGCTAAATCTATATGGCAATAAATGTTTAACATTAACTATAGTTGATTATGAATATTTCTACAAATCAGGTGCTTCACCTTTTTGAGGGTACGGCTGTAAAGACCGATACTAAAGTTGCTGGTGTAAAGCCAGCTTCGTATTTGAAGATTACTCAGTCTGACGGTAAAGTAAAGACTTCGCCACTGTTTACTGAGGTAGTATCTACTCAGAATATTACTGGTGGATTTCTTAAAAAGAATAAGACTACTCTTTCAACAGAATCGTTTGAGGCCACTAAGGGAAATTGGTATTCTCTTACTCTTCGTTATGGCGGATTCTCAATTGAAGATAGTAATACTTTGACTGTTTCCTATCAGGCAACTTCTGATGGAGACGATATCGTAAAAGCGCTTGGCGATATGCTTAAGGCACAAGTTGATAAAGTCCTTGTTAATGAAAAAGGTGTACCAGCCCTTACTGTTGAATCAGCTGCTAATAGCGTAAGTGTCACTGATGAGGACCCTATGTATAATCCTTCACGCTTTGATGTTAATAATATCAAGTGTCTCGGTCTTGAAATTAGCGTTGAAGATGATGTTCCAACAGATAACGATTTCAATCTTAAGGTTGAAACTATTGATTCTGCAACTAAGGATGGAGCCAAGTATGCTTGTATGGAGCATTTTGCTATGGGTGAGCGTGGTGGTCAGACTAACTATCGCGGATGGCCTTTCTATCACGAGGTAGGAAGTTACCTTATTGACCCTACGAAGAAATACGATGCTACAATCTATCATCTTCGCTATTTTGGTGATATTCAGGATTACCATTCAACCGACTTTGATGTGATTGTGCTCAAGGCTTCAGCTAAGCAGTAGAATTGACGTTCTTTCTTTTCATAATGGATAATTGTTTGATTAGTGGAGAGTAGCCGTGAGGTTATTCTCCACTCTATTTTTATTAATACATACTTAACCAACTTTTACCTTGGCTTGTTTTTCCCTATATTTGCGTCATTAACAAACGTTTGATATGACTACATACGGACAAATGATTTATTATTGCCTTGATATGGTAAAGGCATTCAGTGATGATACACAAGTTACTGAGGAGCATGTTATGTTCCTACTTGATAAATATCGCGCTATGGTATTAAGACAAACATATAATAGTGGTAAAGCTAAAGATGGAACTAATATATCTTCTGAAAATTATCAATCAATACCAATAGATAAGCTTACTATGGTAAGACCTGATAATCTTGAGTATAACGTATATTCTGATGATGGATTAGATTATATCTTTGAAGGTAGTGATACTCACTTTAAAAGTAATTATAAGTATAGCAAGTATATTAAAATTCCTGCTATACTACCCGGTTTTATTCCAAAGGTTTATATAACCGACTTATTTAAGAGTATAGCTACTTATGTCGATAATGATAGGTTTGAATATACTAATTGGCATAAATATCTTAAAAACTTCATATATGCAACTATAGGAATAGATAGACATCTATACCTAAAAAGTAAGAATACAGAAAGGTTAGGTATGGTTAAAAAGGTTAATCTATATGCTGCATTTGAGAATCCTTCTGAAGTTTATGCAATAACAGAACCTAATAAAGATATATATGATTGCGCATTCCCAGTAGAAGATGCATTGTTACCAAATATAATAGCTATGGTAATCAAGGATATACTTGGTGCTGCTTATCGTCCAGCCGATAAATATAATAACGCTGATGATGATTTGGCTAATATAGCATCATTTATACGTCAGAACATGAAGCAAAGGTATGTAAAGGATTCGCAAGATGGAGATTAAGTTAGATAAGTACGGAAAGAAAATAAGAGGTAAAGAGAGGTTTATTAAAGCCTATACTATGAGGGATATTTGGTTGTGCTATGTTAGGAATAGAGACAAGTCTAAAGCTGCATATCTAAATAGAAATCAACATAATAAAGTATTAGGCGAGATAATACAAGGTATGATTGATAAACTTCTCAAAAAAGGTATAGTACACCTTGGGGATAACATAGGCTTTATAGAGATAAGGAAGAGAAAGAAAGAGGCTTGGATTTGCAAAGATGGAGTTATTAGGAGTACATACCCTCTTGATTTTAAGACTATAAATCTATCAAGAATTAGTGACGATGAGTATATACCTAGTTGTAGATTATTCGATAGAGGTTATGTATTTAAAACTAGATTTGCTTCTGGTAAGGCTAAGGTTAAGAATAAGGAATACATTGAGTTTCGTACCACTCCTTCTTTTAGAAAGAGATTACACGATCTTATAGTTGAAGGTAAAATAGATGCACTTATATGAAAAGTAAATTTACAAACATAAGGTTAATCCTTGAGAAGTTACGTAGGAATCCAATGCTACGTAAGTTGCCGCTTGAGACAATAGTTGATTACACAGAAGATTTTATGAGAATAGTTGGTTGCCCTTGTGAATTTGTTGAAAAGACATGTATTGTCAAAATAGACAAATACAAAGGTGTGCTTCCAGATGATTTTCATGAAGTTATACAAGTTAGAGAAGCATCTGACTATTTAGCTAAGAAAGACTACCTTACTAATGAGGTTTTAAAGAATATTATGTATTCTGTTCAGAATAGATTCGATGATGATTATGGAGAGTTAGCAATACAAATTGAATGGGATGCAAATGAGGCTAGTCTTGCTAAACTGTATTCTCTAAGAGATATTGATTTTGGAACGTACGGAACTATATGTATTAATCTAGATGTGGATAATCAACAAGACGTTAATGCAGATATGTCTAAATATCTGTTTAATTCTAATTACCGCTCAATGAGGTCGTCTACAGATTCATTCCATATGAATAGTCAGCCTAAAAATTGCAGAGAGCTTACTTATAAAATCGAGAATAATAGAATATTTACGTCAGAAGAATATGGATACTTAGAGGTTTCGTATCGAGCATTAGCTATAGACGAAGATGGGTTACCGCTAATACCGGATAATTCTAAGTTTACTAGGGCTCTCGAATGGTACATTAAACAAGAATATTATACGATTCTTTTCGAATCTAGCGAAATTGACGCTAGGGTGCTACAGAATACTCAACAAGAATATTGCTGGGCTGTAGGTGCTTATGAGAGCGAATGTCATTTGCCTACTATTGACGAGATGCAGTCAATAACAAATTCTCTTAATCAGTTGGTAGTGCGTATTAATGAGCATGATAAATCATTCCTACACGAAGGTACTAGGGAATATTTAAGGAGGAAATAATATGGAGGTAAATGTAGCTGAGTTGAAAAACAAAGGTATGGTTAAGGACTACTCTATAAGTAAACAACTTGACGAGTATGCTTTTGATAATTTCAATATAAGAATAACCCCAAACGAAGATAATACAGGACTTTCTATAACAAACGAGAAAGGCCCTGCTAGATGTCTTGTTGAATCAATAGAGAAAAAGCTTGCTATAAACAGAATTTACCATACTATAAATAACGGTAGTATTAACTTTACGTTAGATTATAGGAATACATCAGATATAAAGTTTAATGTTATCTGCAACAAAATATCACTTTATGGAATAAATGTAAAGGTTGGTTCTGGTGGAAAAATATTCCTAAAGAAAACAAATAGTGACAGAAGTGGTTTTGTAATGTTTTCTAATAATGAAGGTATAACCGTTGATGGTAAAACATTAAAAAACATATATATCAAAGAATCTGACTTTGGTAAAATTGATTCAAATACTAATATACAGACATTTACAGATATTAATGTTGAACTTATAAACATTCTTGTTATTGATGCAGAAAAAGAAATATCATTTGTGAACTCCTATGATTACGAAGCTTCTTTTGTTACGGAATCAGTAACTATACCAAGTGGAAATTTAATATTTAATCGTAATCTAAACTGTATATTAATACGTTCTGTAAGTCTTGAAGGTTCAGTTGATTATATTAGTGATAATACTTATATATACATACAAAACTCGACATATAGAAATTATATCAATTCTGGGAAAACTCTTCCTACAAGCTCTATAAGTATTAGTGAGAGTATTACTGGTAAGTATTGCGGATATTGCGAAACCGCTGATGGTATAGTTGTCTTTACAGAAGATGAAGGTACCAATTATATCTATATACTATCAATGGAGGATGGTGAATTAAAGACATATATTTTTTATAGGGGACCACTCAATATAACTCCAGAAAATAAAATAGAGGCTATATTTAGATTCGAATCTGAGGATATCCAAAAAGTATATTGGGTTGATGGAGTTAATCAGCCTAGGGTTATAAACATTGCTAAGCCGGTAGATTACGACAAAGGTAATACTCAATTTGATTTCATCTCTACGGTAGATAAAATTCCAAAAATTGATATATTAAAGGTGTATAATTCGTCTGGGTTATTCCCTTCTGGCACAATTCAATATGGAGTTTCTTATTATAATAAATTTGGTAGTGAAACTTCTCTTCTTTGGTTAAGTACAGTACATTATATAACCTTTAGTGATAGGGCTGCAAAAGCAGATGAAAATGTTGCTTGCCAATTTAGATTGAAGATACTTAATCTTGATACCAAATTTGATTACGTAAGAGTATATTCTGTATTAAGAACCTCTTTAGATACGCAACCTGTAGTGAGTATTGTTGGAGATTATAATATATCAAAAAAGAAAAAAATTATAGTCTATGATGGAAATACAAATGTAACCAATGTTGACCCTTCGATTCTATATTATATAGGAGGAAGAGAATTTACGGCGTCAACATTGGCATCAAAACAGGATAGGTTATTTCTTGGAAATATAAAGCTTACTGGAGATTCAATCCCGAATAATATTAAGAGTATTATTAAATCTTCTATAAAAACCCCTTATAGCAAAGTATTTTTTGATGCTTCAATGATTTCTTTTGATTATAAATCAATAGGAATGGATTTAGAATCATCATCGTATCCTTATAGATTACAGACTCTATGCGGTAAGGAGCATTTCTCTTATTTTAAATACGGAGAGACATATAGGTTTGCAATACAATTTCAGACAAACAAAGGTATTTGGACTCAACCTATTTGGATTGGGGATAAAAAATGCTTGTTAAGGCCAAAAGTTGATATAGTAGGAGGTAGAATTAACCTACCTACGGCTACTTTTACTCCTACCGATGAGTTAAAAGAAGCTTGCGCTAACTATAGTATGTATCGAATACTTATGGCAGAAACCTCTTCGGCTACTCGAAATGTACTAGCACAAGGAGTTTTGAGTCCTACTGTATTTAATCTTAAAGATAGGATTAATAACTCACCATACGTTGCTTCTAGCTGGATTATGCGTGCTACTGGAGATGTAGCATCGAGGCTTGGAGAATCAGCTTATGAAGAAATACAATCTATGGATAAAGATGCTAAACCTTCATTCGATGCTAGCGAAATTGGTAAGACTGTATCATCTGAGAGTGGTACAATAGTATCTCTTATGTTTTCTTGGGATATAGAAAAAGTAAAACAATTCTGGGCTAAACAAGGCGCTGACACAAATGTTAGTAGGGTATGGCATTATCTTACTAAAACATTTGGAAATATAATCAAATATGGAACATCGCTAGGATTCGGTTGGGGTCCTGTTGGTGATTGGGTTAAATATAAATATTGCCTTATTGTTGCTTACCAATATGTAGATAATCAGATAGATCCAGATAGTATTACTATACATTGTGAATCTAGGACTAGCCTAAACAAGATGTGGAGTAAAGTTAGGAGTTATGTCTTGCGTAACCTTAATACGGATATAGCTGACGATATATCAAAAAGTGAATTTAAAAAGCTATGTAGACACGATAAGACTTCTATAACCGGTTGGACAAATCTTGAATCTACTCCTGATGGGGATTCTACTCTTGATTATCTATTGATGCTTTATCCAAAGGGGAAGGATGCAGGGCTAATATTTAGAGAGTATTCCTTGTGGGGTATGTATAAAAGGCTTAATATAAAGACGTATCAAGGAGAAACAGAATCTTATGCTAATAAGGTAAATAATAGTGGTTATTTTGTTGATGATAGTATAGTTACTTTTCACTCACCTGATATAGAAGCAAACCAAGAACTTATTAATGGCACAAACCTTAGTATGCGCATTGTTGGTTACGTTCCTATAACGGCAGGACAAAATGATGCCGAATTTGACGTGTCAACAAAAGGATTAAGCGATTATGCATCAAAATCAAACTTATCTGGTAATGTATGGAATAATATATCAGAAAGTTATCACACGCTACGTAGTGCTTACCTTTACGAAGATAGTGGTTGGTTCTCAAATAATGACAGAACTTACCCATCTAAACTTATAGGTAAGTATAAGATATATATGTGGCATAAAAGTAATTCCATTAATGGAATAGCTAGTAATTCGTACCCATCAGAAAAAGGTGATGATAAATTTCTTTATGTTCCGTCTGAGATTAAACGTAAAGTATTTGCGTCTAAGAGATTTTCAATGTATAACGTATTCTTTGATAATCCAATTAATGTAACTATATCAAAGCCTTCGATTATATATGATGATAATACAACAAGAAGCATACAAGCTTGCGGTAGTGATATTTATTATTATGGCGATGTTGATACACTTCTTACTAGACGAGGCGAAATAACTGGAGCGTACGTAAAAGAAACTGGCGATAATGGTTATGATGTAGAATACGATAAAACATCAGATGATGAAGTATATATAAAATCTTATGACCCTATACGTATAAAGTATAAATCCCAAAGTCACGTTGTATTTGCTATGACAGATAACGACATGACTTACTATAGACTCCCAGAAATGGGTTATGATGGTACTGATGTTTTACCAGAAGGTGAAATATATCCTTGGATAGAATCAGCATGGGTTATAGATGAAGATTATATATTTTTAGGTTTATTCGATAATGTAAAATCAGCTACAAATAAGCTTAATAATGTATTTAGCGAGGTGTCTAAATATAAAGATAAAACACTTGTTGTTGCCATACCTTATGGATATACATCAAAACGCTATGAAGAATACTATATAGTAAACGTATCCGACAATAAAGTAACAGTTGATAAACCTGATTTTACAAACGAAGACAAATCTGATAAAGGTCAGGATGTAACAGATATACCTATGAAGGTATTAAGGTTGTGCAAGTGGGATTTACCTTATGTTGTACAGTCAAGCAAAGACGTTATCTTACTTGATGATTTACATAATATGAGATGGCGAAAAGATGGAGAAACGGTAAAATATAAACAACTCTCTCTTAAAAATAAAGAGAAACCGATATATCCGTATCTTTATCTTGCTGAGCTTTATAGGGAGATACCGTATGATTCACTCTATGGTGGTTATAACGAAAACCAAATGGAGAATATTAAATGGGTTGTAGCTTCTACTCCTTATCCTATTTATAAGGATATACCAAGAATGGGTGGAGACACGTATTATCAAAGATGGGACTGCCTTAAAACATATCCTTCAAGTGAAGAGGATAGCAACTCAGTAGTTGATATTACTTCGTTTATGGTTGAGACCCACACCATGCTTGACAGCAGGTGTGATATTAATAGAAGGAATACAAAGGTTACTCTTGCTAGGCCAACTAATTATAACTTATTTAATCCGGCATATAATCAGACAGATAATATATTCAGTTATAGCATCCTTGATGATAAATATGACTTGGATAAATTTGGCAATCAAGTAGTTTGGTCTAATGCTAAGATAGATACAGATGATGTAGATAGTTGGACTAATATAAATATGTTAAGTTCACTAAGTCTTGATGGAAGTAAAGGAGACGTTATTAGATTAATTAATTTTAACGATTCTATAATTGCTTTCCAAGATAAGGCAATCAGTGTTATTAACTATAATAACCCAACTCAAATAAGTACAGAATCTGGCAACCCAATAGAAGTAGTAAATAGTGGGTTAGTTAATGGTTATTCTGTAATAACTGGCTCCAATGGCTGTCAAAACAAATGGAGTATATGCAAGGGAGGAAATGGTATCTATTTTATTGATGACATAAATAAGTCTATGTTTTCTTTTAGTAGGGACGGCTTGCAATCAATATCTGCAAAGGGCTTCTCGCAATGGTTTAAAGATAATATAGATTTTAATAATAGGTTTAATACATATTATGATGCGCTTACAAAAGACGTCTATGTAACAAATAAAAGGTATTGTCTATCTTATAACGAACAGCTTGATGCATTCTCTTCATTCTATTCTTATGAAGGAATAAAAGATATATTTAATATAGGAGGGGAATCATACTTTATTGGACCTTCTGATGGAATAGGTTTATATAAGTTTTTTGGTGGGGATTACGGCAAGACTTTTGACGATAATACAATTGGTTGGAGTGTTACCTATAAAGCTAATCCAGAACCTATGACTGATAAAGTGTTTACAAATCTAGAATATACGGCTGATGTAATTGACGGAAAAGTAGATAATGTAAACTATTCCGAAGGACTTCCATTACGTAGCCTTGATATTTGGAATGAATACCAAAAAGGAAGTGTTGACTTTACAAAACAATATAATGCACTGCAACGTGATAACGCAAGAAAGTTTAGATTATGGAGGGTACAACTACCGAGAGATGAAATGTCTAAAAATAAGTTAGATAGGATAAGGAATACTTGGTGCTACATCAAGTTAACAGATGATAATCCACTTGGTAAAAAAGTTGTACTTCATAATGTATTACTTAAGTATTATAAATAATTTTTATGGGTGGGCTAATAACCTACCCATAATTTTAATCAAACACTCGTTGCTTCTATTTCTCCTTATTGTTAAATTTGCGGATATTAATAATTTATTGTTATGGGTAAACTTACAGCCGAACAAAAAGCTGCTCGTAATGAAAAAATAGGTGGAGTGTTAGGTACTGCATCAAGTGTAGCATCTAGCGCATCAGGTATTATAGGTAGTGCTATACAAAATTCTAAAATAAATGATACTACCGGTTACGAGGAGAATATAGAAAGTGTTAGGAATACAAACTTTGACGTTGGTGATTATGATACATTAATGAGTGTATATAATCCTCTCGCTCTTAATAATATGGTATCTTTCAAACAGATACGAGGCGGTTCAACCGCAGGAAGAGCAAGTAATGTATTATCAGCTACAGCTAATGGCGCAATGACTGGATTAACATTCGGGCCTTGGGGTGCACTTGCTGGAGCTGCTACAGGTTTGGCAACTAGCGTCGGTGGTTGGATAGCAGGTGATTCTAAAGCTAAGAGTAAAGTTGATGAGCTTAATGCTGAGAATCATATGGCATCAAATGAATATATAAATAACTTCTCTGCTAATGCTGAGAGAATTGGAAATAACATGTTTAGAAGCAAAATATTAAATCTAGCTGCCTGTGGAGGTTTGCTGCCAAGAAAATTTGCTTTTGGTGGATTACAACCCGATTATAGCAATGGAGTCACTTTAGTAAAAAATGGCGGAACACATGAGGCCAATCCTTACGAGGGAGTACAAGTAGGTGTAGACCCACAAGGGGTGCCAAACCTAGTTGAGGAAGGAGAGGTTATATATGACGATTATGTATATTCAAATAGACTTAAGCCAACAAAGAAGCAACTTGAATCTATTTCTTTATCCTCTAAATATTTTGGCAAGACTTACGCAGAAATAGCGAAAGATATACAGAAGCGCTCGAATGAGATACCTAATGACCCTATAGAGAGAAGAGGTCTTGAGGATGGTATGTATAAACTGAGAGCTATACAAGATGAGACAAAGCAGCGTATGGAGCAAAAGAGATTCATGCGTGAATTTAATAAGTTATCTAATGATGATAAGTTTGCTCTAATTAACGGGTTAAATCAAGAAGCTCGACATATACAACAACAAAGATTGGCTGAGGAGCAAAATCAAGAAGAGTTTAATCAATCTCAGCCAAACCAAGAAGCGGGTATTGCTGCACAAATGAATCAATACGCTAACGCAATTGGTAATTATGCTCATGGTGGTAACCTATATCCTGATGGTGGAGATATAAAGATAGTCATACCTAGCGAACTTTATAAAGTTGCAGCTCTAAGAAATGCATATCAATCATACAAAGATGGAGCTGGTGTTGATTTTACAGAACTATTTAACACCACTAATACAATTAAGGTTCCAAAAGAAGTGCTTGATGAATTTGGATTAAACAAATCATTTAATGACTATACCGAATCTGACTTGAATAAGCTTTATGAGTTGAATGACTTTTATTCATATTATATGCCAGATGTAAACAATGGTTATATAAGCCTTGATGATGTTCGCTCTGCTTATAATAGATATTCTACTGGAGATTATTCTACGCAAGGAGAAATTGATGCAGCTGCTATTAATGGCGGAAGGTGGTATAATTCAGACTCTTATAATGGAGGATTAAATAGTACACTTCTACCTATATCTGGTACAGATGAATATAGTGGTGGAGTAATTAACCCATCTGTTTTTGTAGGACATAAGGAGTTGCCTGATTCTAGTGAAATTACAAATAATGCAATCAATGATTTATATAACAGAATAAATGGAACAAGCGATAGACTTGCTGATGAGTTTCTTAATAAAATTGGTAAGTTCGGTCCTGTAGATGTAAATCCAGAACCCCCTGTTGAAGAATCAGTTATTGAGGATATACCTAAATATAGGGTTAATCCTATAAATATACCGAGCACTAGTACCGGATTAATATCAGAAAGCGAACAGAATAAAATTCTAAAAGATGCTTTTAATAAAAATGAAGATCCTTTTGATTATTCTTTTATTGACTTAAGTGACATACTGGATAATAAAGACAATAATGATGAAAATAAGACTCCAGTTATAACTAATACAAAATTAAAGGAGAATTATCCTACATGGCTTCGTAATATGCCTTTACTTACTAGTTCAGGTTCTGTTTTAGGTGATTTGTTTGGTTTAAATAAGCCTGATTATTCACTTTGGGATAATGCTATAAAGGCAGCCAATAGGATAAATTATGTATCTCCTACTCCACTTGGTAACTACCTTACATATAATCCTTATGATGTAAACTATATGCAAGGTAGAATAAATGCGCAGAACGCTATGGCGCAAAGGAATATACTCAATACAGCTAGTGGAAATAGAGGTGCAGCTATAAGTGGGTTACTTGCAACACATCAGCAAGGTTTAAATAATATGTCTGATATGTATAGGCAAGCTCTTGAATATAATGACAAACAAAGACAAGCCGTTGCTGATTTTAATAGAGGTACAGATCAAATTAACGCACAGATGAGTTTACAAGCGCAGATGCAGAACGCACAACTTGATAGACAAAAAGTAAGTGATTTGATACAGCTAGCTGCGCAAAAGCAAAATATTCGCAATGCCTCTCAAGATGCTATTGCTGGAAATCTAACTAATCTTGCTACCCTTGCTGGAAAGTATGGCAAGGAGAATTTAGATTTAAACAACCTAAATCATCTTATCAATAACGATACTATAAGTATTGGTTCTAGCGAGGATTCCAATATAAGTACAAATACTACTACTACTACCGCTGATACTACTAAAAAGAATGGGGGAAAACTAAAAAGAAGGAGAAGATAATATGGCATATAATATAAAACCAACATATGAGCCAATGACGTTTCAGGAGATGTTACAGCCTTATGCTGTTTACGGAGCTGAAAGAGATAGGCAAGAAGAGGCTTATATGAAGCTTCTTGAAGACGCTAGAAGTCTTGAAGACCTAAAAGATAGCGATGTTGATAAGGAGGAATATAATAAATACGTTAACTTTAAGAACAGAATAAATTCTATGGTTAACGAGATTGCTACTACTGGATTATCAAGACAAACTAGGAGTAACCTAAGCAAATATAGAGCTGAATATCAGACTAATTTTGCTAATATGGTTGACAAAATTAAAAGAAGGGGAGAATTAGTTAAGCAACAAAGAGAGTATTTATCAAAAAATCCTAATACCTTCTTTGATATTGATTATTCCGAGACACCTGCTAGTAAAGTTGTTGATAGTTCATCTTATATTCCTTATGATATGAATGAAGCGGCAAACAATATTGCTTCTAAGGTTTATACTATGATGTCTTCAAAAGGAGATGATGTAACTGAAGAGGATATGGATAATATAATAGCTTCAGAGAGACAAAAATATGGATACGACAACCTTGATGATAGAAAGAAAGCAATGGTTGATAACGCCATATCTTTGGGTATTATGACTGCCGACAAGACCTATACAGATAATATTAACAAACAAGCTATAGAGAATGCCAAACGTATAAAGGCAGAAGCTGATGCATACAAATCTATGTATGGTAAGTATAAGGGTACTGGTGCTCCTGTTGGAAGAACTAGTGGTTCGTCATCTTCTAAAACAAATAAAATATCTTATTCGTTTAACGATGGAACAACAGTTGAGTTTAATAAGTCTAAAAACATAAACGGAGAAACAGTATGGACTTATAAAGGATATGATGGAAAAACTAGAACTATAACTCAACAACAAGTTGATAATTTTGAAGGTGATAATAACTTATCTGCGGAAATATATAAGAATGTATCTGGTATATCCGGTATGTCCCAAAAGAATGTATTCGGTAAAAATATTACTGTAGTTGTTGACGTTGATGGAAACACAAAAGTTAAAAACAAAGATGGAAAGCTAGTAATACCTAAAAGCTATGATGATAAAGGTTTATATATGGCTTTTACTGGAGAAAAAGAAGAGGACCTTAAACCTTTCATGAGGAATCAAAACACTGTTGTTAGATATAAACCAGATGGCAACACGTTGCCTACATCTGACTATAATAGTGATTATAAAGATAATTCAGGTGATGGTAAAAAGTATATCCCTATAAGTGATTTTAATATTAATATTTCTTCTAATACACCAGCTTCTTCTGGTGGATACTCTGAATTTGTATCTAAATACGAAGATGCAATGATAAGGTCTGGTAATCTTGGAAATAAAATAGATGAATTTATAAAAAGACAGACAGGTTCTGATAGTGTAGAAGATGGATTAAGAATGCTTTATAGTAATGGTTTTGATATAAATATTGTTATGTATGCAAAACATGGTAATCCAAATAAAAGAGCATATCTTGAGATAAGCCTTAAATATGTAGGGTCTCAAGGTAGGATATCTAATACACAGCAAACAAATAATCAACCTGCAATAGACGACTAATATGGCAAATATAGGACTTGAAGGTATAAGGCTTACTGACATACATGGTTATGACAAAAATGATTATCTCAATTATTATAATAACAATATAAAGAGTATTGAGGAAACCAGTAAGTCAACCGGAACATCAACCGATTATGTCGGTAGTAACAAATATATAAACTATCTTATACGTAATAAGATGGGTAACGACTGGTATGACAAGAATGTCAGAGGAAAATCTTATGCTGAAAAAGTAGGAGCATATAATGCTTTATTTTCTACTGATAAGATATCATCAACCGGTGTTACCCAAACTCAAGATATAAGCAATGGGGTTGCTAATACATCTGTAGGTCATGATGGAATAGAAAACCAAGAAGGAATTAATCAAAATATAATAGAGACAGAGGCTAAAGCTCCATTATGGACTAGAGGAGACTTAACACCATACGAATGGAATCCATCTGGTAAAAGAAATCTATTTGAAAGAAATATTGGCGGTATGTCTGGTAAACCTCAACTATTTGGTTATAGAGATTGGTTTGCACAGAAAGCTAATGAGCCTACTAATTGGTACGATAATGAAGCTAAAGCCGAAAGGGTTTCTAATATATTCAATGCTTTATATAATGAAAACTATAGACCTATAAACGATAAAGATATAAATACCCCTTATGGTGAAAGGAAAGCATTAGATTATAAAGAGTATGTTGATAGTTTGATAGAAAGCAACCCAAGGCTTGCCAACGATATGTTTATTGAGTTTGAGAATACAAAACTTAATAAAATAAACGACTATAAAAACTTCCAAAATACTCCAGCTCTTCCTTGGACTCCAAACGAAATTAAAGACGTAATGTCTGAATATTATGCTAAAGAGATGATTCTAGGTAGCCAGAAGGCATCGGATTGGTTATACGCTAAAGTGCATGACACAGTTTCTAAAAACCAAACTTTAGGGCAGAAAGCCAAAGCTGCTATATTAGGAGCTGTAGATAATACTGTTGGTACAGCAGTATCAGCATTAGGTATATTTGGAAACATATTATCACTAAACGCATTTAGCGGAGAAGGCGTAGAAGGAGTATCTGGTTTTGAAAACTTCTTATATAAAGCATCTCAAAACCCTTTGACTGAGTGGGGTAACGGTTTGGTTATGACTGGTTCTTGGTGGCCAGAAGAGCAGGAGGAGAGAATGTCTACTGGTTATAATACAAATGCTATAATGAGAAAAACAGGCACTGAGACTGATTTTCTCGATTTAAACACAGTATTTGATTTAGTTCAACAAACTGGTTTTACCACTGGCGCATCAGCTGCTGGTACAGTTATGTCTAAAGTATTAGGTACTGCTGTAAATAAAGGTACTGGAGCACTTGCTAGAAGAGTATTTATGAATAACGCTAGTAAGTTTGCTAAAGCAGCTGCATGGGCTGTAAATGCAGGAGGCAAAACTGTTGCTATGACTGTACCTGCTATGGCTTTAGGTGCGGGTGAAGGCTCTATAGATATGCTTGATGTGATGAATCGCTCTAAGTATAACCTAGAAGATTATATAAGTAATCTTATGTATGGCGGAGCCAATATGAATCAATCAAGTTTTCTTGATGAATACATAAAGAATAACATAGGACCAGAAGAGTTCGAGGAATACTACGAAAAGTATAGAAATAAAAATGTTGCGTTTAACCCAGAGGCTCCTGCTGAATCACAGGAAGCGTTAAGCACAAGATTAGGAGCTGAGAGAAGAGCCTTATACGAGCAATATAGAAGAGAGGTAGCATCAAGACTTGCCAATAATCCTGAGGTTGTAGGTATGATTGGAGAGGCTCAAAAGCGCGCAGGAGCTCGTACGCTTTCTTTTGAGACAGTGCTTATAGGCGCATCAGATATGTTATTTTCTAATATAGTAGGTGGAGCTTATAAACAGATTAAAAACAACGCTAAAAGAGCTGTTTTAGGACAACTTGCGGATACTCCAAATATAAGATTAACAAGAGGCGAGGCTGGAAAACTAGTAGCAAAAGCTATTCCTTATAATGTAGGTAAAAAGATAATATCTGGAGTTAAGGGCTCGTCAGAAGTAGCATCAGAGGTAATACAAGAGATGGGACAAACAGCAGGCTCTGGTACTTTTGAGACTCTTGCTGACAACTATGCTGCTCAGTATATACTTAATATGTCAGACCCAGATGCTATAGAAACCCTTAGTGATACTTATTGGGGTAATATAGATGCTGCTCAACACATCATGAAAGAGAATTGGTTTTCAAAAGAAGCTATATTCTCAGGTATGATGGCTGCTGTATCATCAGGTTTAGGTAATCCTACAGTAGGTAGAGGTACAGCTAACTTTATTAACAGAAGAGCTAGTGGTATTACTAATAAAGATAATATATTCTTAGATTGGCTTTCTGATATTAAGAATAATCCGGGAGACTATTGGAGAAATCCATACCTTGAAGCAGTACATGAAGATAAAGCAAGAGCTGTACGTTCAGCAGAAGAAGCTGATGAGATTAATAGGTGGCTTGCTAATCATGAAGAGCTTGCAAGTATGAATGATATTGAGCAGATGTATGCTTGGATAAACAAAGCAGCAGAAGCTTCAACTAACCCAGATAGTGATGCTGATTTCCGGGATGCTCTTATGGGGCAACGTATAGCCGGTATTATAATGATGGATAGGATTGGAGCAAAAGTGGGCGCTAAGGCTTTCCGCAAACAGGTTGAGTTCTTGTCAAATATAAGTGAGTCTGATGCGGAATCTATGGGTATATTTGCTCGCGCAAAGAATGAGCGCGGTATATCTAATGATATTGAATTAACTAAAGAAGAAAAAAAGGATATACTTGACTCAGTACATAAAAGAGCATCTGAGACTTACGAGTTATACAATAAACTGTCCGATGCTAGAAAGTTCCTTAATAGAGAGTTTGGTGAAGCTATAAGCGAGAACACAAAAGATGCTTGGGCTTTCAATATGATTATGCGTGACGATTGGAACAAACGCATAAGTGAGATAGCAAAAGATGTTAGAGAAGCTTATAATAAGTCTAATCTTGGTTATACAGCAGCTGAGACTTCATCAGAAGCCGAGAGAGCTCTTGCTAGATATGGAGATAAAGACTCAGCTAAGCTAATACTAAGTGCTTTTGCTGAACAAAAGAAAAATCTAAGAGAGAATAAAAAGAGTATACCTTTGTTTAGATATAAGACGGAAATGCGTCGTATAGATAAGAATATAAATGATGTAAAATCTGCTCTTAATGAGTTATCAAGAATAGATAAGGATATGGTTATTACATCTGATAGAATATCTGGTCTTGACGCTCAATCTATGGCTGAACTTTTAAATCCTACTAATAAGAAAAGGTATTCAAGTACTCAACAAAAAGAAATAGACAATTTTGTTAAAGCGAGCGGAATAACCAATGATATCCTTACGGAAATTAAGGATGCGTCTATACTTAGTCAAAGAATGGAATCATTCGATGAGGACTTTAAAGATATCGTTAAAGACCAGAACAATATGATGCTTTACGATAATAGCATCAGACTTGAAGCTGCGAAGAGGATGGTTACAAATAAAGCTGAAAGGGCTTTAAGAGCAACCAATTATGAGGCTTTTGAAGAGGAGGCTGATAAACTTCTTGACGAAAGAATAAGTATATATGAGGAGCAAGTATTAGGTGATGTATTGGGAAGAAGTAAGTTTTATAAAGATTGGATAAGGTTAAATAAGGATAGACAGAGAGATATCAGTGTAATTAAAAATATAGGAGCATATAACTCACTCGACAGAGTGTGTAGGAATCTATTCGACGCAGCATATTCAAAAGCGTTAAGAGATAAAGATACGTCAGTAGGACATATTATGGATATTCTTTCTGATTCTAACTTTAGACAAGATGTATTTGATAGATATCAGATACCTACTGATGCAAATATAGATACGGAAACTCTTAATAATATAGTTAATGGAATAAACAGCTATACTTCAAATATGGCTGCTATTGAAGAATTTGAATCAAAGCTTGAGCATGAGAAGAATCCTAATAATACAACCGAAAGCACAGTAGAGCTCGAACATGTAGGAAGGTTATCAACTCTTATTAATAGAAACGTATTTGAATCAAAAAGAAGCGAATATGATAGGATATTTGGACTTAATGAGTTTATAGATTATATAAACGGGAAAAGAAAGACAGTTCCGGGTTTAACATTTGATGATTTTGTAGCAATAGCAAACCTTTATGTTGATGGCAGAATAGGTGAGACTATATTTCATAATGATGTATTTGGTTCTAACTTTAATATGAAAAATATACGTCAAGCCGTATCCAAAATGGAGAAAGCACTTAATGATGCATTATCATCAAATAGGATTGATTCTGAGAATACAGTTAAGTATAATAACTCAAATATACTGCTTGAGACATATAAGTCTATTGTTGATATCTACAATAATGACGCATCCCTTCAAGAGTCTATGCGTAAAGACTTAAATGAGCTCTATAATGATGATAGGTTCTCAAAAGTAGACACTACTATAAATAAATTTAATGGGTTAACTGGAAACTTTGGCTTAAAAGAAAATCTTACAAATAGTGAATCGAAATGGTACGATAGGGAAGGTGTAAGGCAAAACATTATTGAGGCCGCGACTCAGCTTAAAGGTAAAAAAGATGGTGGTAATGCCATATTTATAATAGACGATAGCATTGCAGAATCCAACACTACAGACTCAAACGATAGGCCAGTAATAGTAGCTGTTGAGGTTGAGGATGGTACAACAAATTCATTTAAAGCATACGGAAAGAGTTATATTAAAGTTGGCTTGTTGCAAAACTCAAGAATTAGCGCGCAACAGGAAAGGAATGAACTTGACGCGTTAAGGGCTACCTCTATTGTTGATAAGGACGGAATAGTCACAATAAAGGATAAAGACGGCAATACTATACCATATGTTGCAACAGGCTTGAAAGCTATCACTACAGACAATAATAAAGGGAATAAAGAATCTTTGTCAACACAAAGAAAGTCTGTTGTTGATGTGCTTGAACAGATGTTAAACACAAGCGATATAAATATCATAAGACAAGAGTTAAAGGACGGAACAAAAGTAAGATTTGTTACTGTCAAGTATAACTTTAATCAATCGACAAATCAACTTATTGTTTATTATAACGACTTTGAGGGTAATGAAATATCCGAAACCTATAGTATAACAGACAATGATAGAATTGAATCATTGAGGTCTAAAAAGCCAAGCCCGTTGGTTGGAATTATAGATAGAAATGGAAATCTTGTTAAATTCTTTGTTAGGGAACTTAATGATTACATAATAACATCAGTGGACAACAATGGAAATAAAATACGTCTTAATATAATAGACGCATTAAATAAAGTCAATATTCTTTCAGCAAAAGGATTAAAAGCTTCAAATCCAATCAAGTCTGCATTGATTGAAATTAGGCGCACTTTAATACCTGAGGATTCCGAAAGTATAGATACTTTAGTAAAACACATATCAAACTTTATAAATGATGGCGAGAATGTAGAGGAATTTAACAAATATGTTAAGCCTATAGTAGATAAGATGAATAAAAATATAGGAAGACACGTAAACCTGTTACAACAAATAGGTGATAAGATTCCTTATATTTGGTTTAACATATCTCTTTTAACACAAAATAAATCAAAAGGAGCAGACGGAATAAGTCTTAGGTTATCTTATAGCGACATGGATAACAAGTCTGGTTTTATTGATATCCCTATAAGAAATTTACTTGGAGCTATAAAGGATATTAATTCTGATACCCTAATCAATCCCGACACCTCTTCTTTTTTTGAAAACAACTCAATAGAAGGTGGTAGTTTAAATTCTGTAAATATGGATATACAGAATATTTTTGCAAAGGCTATCCTCGATGATGATATGAAATCATTTAGAAAAGTTGGAGAATATAATATAGCAAAAGCACAAGTAGTATATTCGAATTTAAGCACATACGAAGGATATAGAAGCAATCTTACAAAAGAAGACCACGAGAAAGAAATAGATAAGGTTATAGGTAATAATATGCTTATCGCTACAGATATGGTTCCAAAATCAAAGAAAGAAATATCTGGAGTGCTACATACTGAATCAAAATCTACCAATGATAATCTTGGCAATACAAGTATTAATGAAGCTGTAGCAAAAATAGAAGAGCATATACTTACCGATAAAAAACTTGAAAGCAAAGGTATTGGTGCCACCACGTTTATACGAGATAAAGCTGATGAGGATTTATACTCAAATATAACAAACGAAACATACGGTGACATAGCGAAATCTATAGGTACTTCAATAGATAAGTTGTTTAGGGTGATAATAAGTGAAAGAAATAAAAATAAGAATGCCACAGTAAAGGAATTGTCTGATTCTGTACACAAATGGGTTATTGAGAATACAAAGAAAACTAAGGATAGCAATAAATTCTGGGGTAGTTTCCCAAGTATTAGTAGGAATGATATCCAATGGTTTATTGAAAACTTCTATGAAAGTGTAATAAAAACAATAGAGAGTAGAGGTGAGACTATACTTCCTAATGAGTATATGTTTACAGAGACTATATATAACGAGAATGGTGAAAGTATAGATAATCTAACTTGCGTACCAGATATGATTACAGTTGATAAAAATGGAATGTATCATATATATGATTATAAAACTGTAAGAATGAGTCTTGGTGCAAACTCTACATATACAAATAGGAATGGAAAACAATTTATAATAACTGGATTTAGTAATAATAAGGTTGTTAATAAATGGAAGCAACAACTTAATCTCTATAAAGCTACAATAGAGGCCTCTACTGGCAGAAAGGGTAGTGTCGCCTCTATGGAGATTATACCTATAGTTGTCGCTTATAATCCTGAGGGTGCATATGATGCGTACAATAGAGATGATATAGATTTGTCAAGAATAGGTAGAGAAGTATCAATATTTAAACGCAAAGACGGAAGCGAAGTACAAGTAACGCGCGATAGTAGTATCTATAATAATTTTATCAACATAGAGCCTATGAAACTATCTGATATAAAATCTTACGATTGGGTTAATAGAGAGCCAGAAAAACCTGTAAATAAAGATGTTGGTATAGTACAGGTTGGTGAGTTTAAATCTAATGTAGCGCAGGATATAGACGCGAATACTAAAGAAATTAAAAATGAGGACATTCTTGATAGTACACAATGTGGAACGTTAAATATCGATATGAATCAGAATGTGACACTAGCTGGTACTGATGATATTTTAGGAGGGTTTGATTAATTAGTTATCAATAACGATAAAAAAATAGGGATAATCGCAATGATTATCCCTATTTCCGTTTGTTTTGTCTTTATTATAAACATTAGCATTGCTGCTTGCGATTTATTACTTAAACCATAATCGCTCCTGAGTTGGTATGCCTAACTTACTATTAGTCTTTTTATATCTATCAGCGACTTCTTGTGAAGAATAGAAGTCAAGCACTGTTATTTTATGCCCATTAACTCTTGCTATAGTTTTGCCGGGACCATCTAGTTCAAGTTGAAATTTCTTTAAATAGAAATTAATCTCTCTTTCAAAAAATCCTCTTCTTGTAGTTTCTTCTGCTGATATAAGATTCTCCAAACCGTCAAAAAGAACTTTAAAACCACCTGAGAATATAACAGCATTTGACAAATCAACAACTTCTCCACCCATTGCTACAGCATCGTTTAGAGTAAGCGCTTCACTAGATATTCCACGTAGAAGCTTATAAGCGAATCCACAGAAGTAATACATAGGATTATTCTTGTCATATGCTATATTACGCATTTGTAAAGCATCATTATGTTCATTCCATTCTTGCGAGCCATACTCGTAATATCCAAGTATATACGGCTTCCAGCCTTTAGTCTTATTACTATCGTAGTATTTATAGTGTATGCCTTTATCTATTACATAGACTATATCTCCTGCTTCTGCATTATCTGGAAGGTCTTGTAAGTAATATTGTGGATAATCAAGACTTTCCATATCGCTTGTTTTATATAGACTTCTTTGACTATTCCTTTTTGGGTATCCTTTCTTCTCCCAACGGTTATAATCTTCTTGATAACCATCATCATCAAACGTCTCAAAATCTCCGAATATACCGGGCTTTCTATATTTATTATGTTTACCCTCTCTTGCCTCTTTCGGTTGAGACATTTTCTCTCCCATTGACTTACGGTTTCCTCTACGGAATTGATATGCAAGCAAAACAAGAAAGAGATTAATTAAGTTAGAGATTGCGCCAAAAGATAATGCAGCAAGCTGTGATGGGTCCCAACCGTTTTTTGTAAGATACTTTTTAAGCTTCTCATTCTTTAATGCGAAAGGAATAAGCATTGCTGTTACTGTAGCAAGTCTAAACCTATAATCCTTAAGGAAAGTCAAATCTTTTGTTGACGGATCTACTTTAGGCATAAACGCTGTAGTTAAAGCAAGGGCTTGTGTATTCATTATACCTGACATTAGTTTACCAGTTGACATATTGACATTATTAAGGAAGTCTCTCTGTATAAAAGCCATCAACCAACCTTTCATCTTAGCAAAAGCACCACTGGTTGCATTAAGCTGGAATTGAGTGGCGTTTATAGCTCCATAATAACCTTGTGAAATTGCTATATATTCATCAACTTCATTTATGAAATTGGCTTCATCATCTACTGTATAACTTATTCTTTTGAGTTCATTGCTAATTATCTTTAGTAATTCCGATTCATCCTTATAAGAGCCATCTTTATTTATAAGGTTAATATTGATATCAGCATCTTCTGTAGTTCTTCTGTTATTACTAATAAATTCAGCTAGTGCAGATATGTAATCATTGTCGCTTGCGTGAAGAATAACAGGAGATGAACTGTCATTATTATTCCTTATTATATCATCAAGAGCTTTTTTTGCTTCCTTAAGAAGATTAGCGTATATTACGTTACGCCTATCCTTAACTAAACCTCCTTTAAGTATAGGATTGTTATCTTTATCAAAATCATAAGTCTGCTCAAGATTGAGTTTCTTTCCTGTAAAATCATAAACAAACCTACTCTTAAGATAAGTTCTATATATTATAGCAATAAGTGATGTGTCAGTCAAGTCATAGTTTGCCATCAAAACGTTAGTAAGGTGTCTGATCGGATTATACCTTTTCGAAAACTCACTTCTAACCCTTGGATTTCTAAACCTATCAAACCTATTCGTTAGTTTTTGATATCTATCCCAACTAACTTCCTTGTCTGTCACTTTACTCCAGATACTACCAGCCCAGTGTTTTGGATTAAACGTATCCTTAAACCAAGCCGAGATTAGATTTTTAGTCTTAAAGTCATATGTGTCACCAAAAAAGGAAGAATCTTTAAGAAATACACTTAATCCTCCGTATTTATTTTTAAGGGCTGACATCATATTAATACAGAGAAGCCTAACACATAGAATACCTGTTATTCTATTGAGTACCTGCATGAATTTTCTCCATCCCTTTTCGCGTATATCATTACCGTACACATATGTATTCATTATATCGTTACGCTCATTTTTACCAATTTCTTTAAGCCTAAGTGTATTGGTAAAATCTCCACCTCCTCTATTATCTGCCGTATAATCAAGTACTGACATGGACGAATACATCTGTTGGGCACCAAAGAATCTATAAGCCATATCTGTATAGGCAAATAGACTACCAATCAAATCATCGCTTAACTCGCGATTATCCTCAACATCGTTTATTCCGTTTATTGGTATTCTTCTCAATCCATCAGCGTAGAGAGATAACTCATCGTTAAATTCATTAAGCTCCGTATCTGTAGTTATATCTCCAAAAGCGTCTGATGTTACATCTTCACAAAGTAACTCGGTAAATTGACTATTGTACAAATCTACTTGGTCTAACCTATGCGATAAATACTTACCTATAAAGCTCTTTTTATATTGTGGCCTCTTATACTCAACAAAATGTCTCTTACCGCTAACGTCTCCTGTAGAGCCAAATTCTTCTCTTTCTGACAAGCATTCCGAATCAATAGCGCGCTTGTACTCCATAATCTCGTTGTATAAGTCAAGCCATTTGCCTCCATACTTTGCTATATTTGATTGAAACTCTTTATTTCTGTATTTTTCTGATGGTTTACCTATATTTGCATCTTCATAAGCTTCACGTATATAATCCTGCCATATAGAACTATTATCTCTATATTTATAGTATATACTTTTCTTCTTACTCGAAGGCATTCTTTGATAAACATCAAACTCTGTTACTTCTTTACCATTCTCATCTATAGTAAGCGTAGCCTTTGCTTCTTTTATAAACTGACTCTTAACAAGTCTATCTGCTACTCGCCTATCTATCCACATCTGCCTGCGATTATATTCAGAGATGTAGTAGCCGCTAGGGGTCTCATTTGTATAATCTACTGGTATCCCTGTATTTATATTATCAAGATACCAAGTATTATTTTTGGCGTGTACCACCGGCAAGCCTTTAATACTATCAATAGGAGCTATAACTTTACCATTTATTATGTAGTTTCCATTCTTTATTTCAACTTTTGGTGGGGCTATAACCTTTTCATAGAATGTATCTTCGTTAAAACCAGACTCTTTCAATTTGTGTCTTATATCTCTAAGTTGAGACAATTTATCGTCCCTATACTTCATAGATATAGTACGTCCCTTTCTAGCTATTTTATCCATAGCTTGGGTTAGAGAATCCTTTGAGAATCTTTTTGACCTTATAAAAGAGCTTAATCTACTAAGATTGCCTCCATCATATGAGAAATCCTTCATATAATTAGAAGCTAAATCATACATATCTACAGTATGAGATTTTTCAACCTCGGTGCTTAATCCGTTAAATACAATCTTAGCAGGTATTGTAGTATTATCTCTTCCATAGGTAAACTCAAGAAGGGATGCTGTAAATATTCTGCTATAAGCCATTAAGTTCATAGCTATTTTACCGTCAGAAAGTTCCTTATAGATATCATTTACTAGATTTAAAGTGTCAATCATAGAAGCAGACGGCTTGAGCTTATCAGCAACGCTATCTCCTAAGATTTTAGCTTGCTCATATTTAATCTCAGTATTTGAAGCCAATGATTTATAAGATTCGCATATATCCTTGATTGAATCAAACAACTCAATACAACGCATTAGGTTATCCACATCAGTTCTTGACATGTCTTCTATACGGAAGTCTTTTGCTAATATTCTACTTAATACTTCATAATTTGTTTGAAAACTCTTCCATAGAGTATCTATCGCATTGCTGGCTATTGTAGAAGCAAAAGCCTCATTCATTTCAGTTTCATTACGGTCTCCCAATAATTCCCCCGGTCTTAAACTCATATACTCAGACGTAGCAGCCATCTTGTAGCTTGCCTGCATAAGCTTGTTGTTGAGTATAGATATCCTCTTCATCGTTTGCTCTACAAACTTTGTGTTTTGGTTATCAGTGCGTAATGAATACAATTTAACAGGGTTTTCCAAAGCTTTGTCTATAGAGAATTTATCTTCGTTAAAAAGGAAACCACTAGCTATGACCTCTCCATATCTTTTAGCCAATGCTTTATCCCTCATAACCTTTGTAAGACCTAGCTTTGAGAATATTCCATGTATAAACGACTTGACTGAACTAATTAGGTTATTCCAACCACTTACATTTTGATTCTGTAAAGCTTTCTTTACAACTATGCCGGCCAGTTCCAAATCTATGTTTTTAGGATCAGCCAAAGCTAAATCAATCTCATCCCTTGAAAACATTGAATCTAACCTGTCTCTCTTCCTCAAATCAGCTATGGCATCTATAAGTCTTTTGATGGCCTGTCTGTCTCTTGTAGCCATTACTGCCAAGTGGGCCGCCTCTTCTATAAGAGAGTCATTTATATCATTACTATTTGCTGATAGTTGTATAAGATGGTATAAACCATCAGACATTTTTGAAGCATTCTGTGTAGAGAATCTGCCATTATAATCAATACTACCAACAAAATCATATGCTACTCCCAACTCTTTAAGCCTGTCTTTTATAAGACTTGTAAGCTTGTTATTTTCAATACGATTAGCAAGGGACTCCATAGCATCTTCGCTTCTTCTAATGATTCTAATATTTACTTTTCCATCATACTCATCAGATACACTAGGAATATAGTCTCCATTTGCTTGTTCGGTATTAAACTTTTCAACGATATTGTTTAACTCAGACTCATTAATTGTTCCTTCGTACTTTTTTGCTAGTTGTTTAAACTCACTTGATAGCTCAGTATCTAATCCTGCAAGTTTTAGAAATGAATGGGCAGTAATCTGCCCATTCAAATCGTATTCAGCATTATCCTTTGCAGCACTCATAAAAGTGTCGCTGTTAGCTATTTTATATAGCTCTATAGTTCTAGCTCTATCTTTTCCTGTTATTTCAAATAGATCATCCCAGAGCTTACTATCAACAAGCTTTCCATTTTTGCCTTTAACACATGGTTTTCTTACACAATAATCACTCATAATATTTATTATTAGCTTCCACAAACTATCTGATTGTTATCGTCAACGATGTTATCATTCTTTGTCTGTACCGCAGCACTGTTAGCGGCATTAACAGTATCGTCTACTGTGCGCTCGTTAGCCGTGATTATATCCAGACTTGCCTTTTGAGTTTCTTTGATATTGTACTTACCAAACATATAAGCATTATTATTATTGATTAAACCTTTAACATCATTATCTATCTCATTCTTTACAAGTACATATACTGCATTTACAGAATCGGTAGAAACATTATTTACATCAAGACCTTTGCCGAATCTAACTATATCTCCAGTGTTTATAGAAGCTGCATCGGCTAATGCATAGATGCTCCCATCGATATTTATTAAAGGTCTCAACGACATAATTTCTTTATTTCTGGTTAGACAACATTCGTCAAGTTGCTCTCCACTCAAAGATATAATATCATTGCTTTTATTATCAAGCTTTGACACATCTTTAATATGAAAAGACATTTTCTTAACTATGTTTTCGTCACCGCAATGCATCATCATAAACTTGTATATGTCTTCTGCTTTAGTATCCTCATCAGATAGGTTTATCTGGCTATTTCCGTCAAACAAGTCAATATAACTGTAGTTACCATCTGCATTCATATAAAGCATATCAGGATTAACCAATTCAAGTAGTTTATTCTTGTTTGAATCTAATCCTTTTGTGTAGTAGAAGTGCAAGAATAGGTCTTTAGCAAACTCAGGATATCTATCATATAGCTCCTTAAAACTATTTGCTAATCCTAACTTTTCCTCTTGAGACATACTGTATGAATACTTGATATCCATAACTTCGATGCTATCAATCTTGTCGCTATCAAATTTAACAAAATCAAGATTCTGCATGAAATCATTTGAATGTATAAACTCTATAAACTCATCTTCTGTACTTCCATTTAGATAACGTTGGTTAATCCCATTATCAGCGAATATACCAATAAAGTCGGAGATAAAGTCCTTTATGTATCTCTTGGCGTTTGATACTCCGTTTGATGATTTATACACGGGATTAAACAAACCAAAAGAAGAGGTTAGTCTTATTTTTGGAATATCATTAAGTATCATCTGTACCGTATCCCCACTTAAACCCCAAGGAGCTATCATATTAGCAGCATATTCTAGACGCTCGGAATAAAACTCAGACAAATAAGGTGTAAACTTCCTCATCATATAGTCTATAGAATATCTTGTTATATTATAAACAATATTCTCATACTCAAAAGGATGTTTTGAGTATTTGTTAAGGAAGTCGCCTAAGTTTTTGTGAATCTCATTGATGTTACCGTCTTTACTCCAAGGATTATCCTTGTCGTTCCAATCGTTTGTTATAGGGTTTTCAAGATTATAATAAGATTCAATAGTTAAATGCTTAAGTTGTCTTCCTCCTTTCTGTATCGAAGAAATCTCATCTGCAAACCTTGATTTAACAACGTTGGTTGATGTATTCCTTGTTGATTGTATGAAGCTACTAAGTTCCTTTGAGTTCAATATAATCCTATTGAATAATATAGCTACCTCTGTCTGCATATTTTTAGATGATATGTTTTCAGGATTGATTATACCTTCCATAAGATTGTTTTGAGTCAAAGCCATAGGGGAATACTCTGTATTGAGTAATCTATCAACATTTGCAATACTATAATCTTTACGTAACACAGCTTTGAGTGCGGTTGATACGTTATTGATTCCATTATAACGCATATACTCACAGGTTTTCCTTATAATTGGTTGGTTAAACAACAAGGCTATATCGTCTGTAGTATAACCAAGCCTTAGGAGCATTCCTGCTGAGTCGGCTGTTATCGTATTTAGATTAAGATAATTTAGCACTGGGTCTTTAACTGCATCAACAGAAGCTGCAAGCATCTCAGATAAAGCTTTAAGTGTATCAAGATTATTAACGCTTGTGTTGAGTAGATTACAACCAATCTCAGATGTATTTATGTTTGATGTATTGCCATTAAGCTCTTTAATATTATTAGAATCAGCAAGGCCACCAAATAAAATCCTACTGTCATCGTTGAATCTTAGAGTTTTAAGTCTTGAAGAAATAAACGCGTTTACGTTATCATTAGCAAATATACCAATTAAATCACCGGCAGCTTGATTCATCTCCTTAAATATAACAGAAGTTTCAGGCTCAGAATAGTCATAATCCTCATTATAATCAAGGTTTTTCTTTTCCTTGAGAAGATTCTTAAGATACTCATAGCCATTCTTTCCTTTGATTTCCTTATATTCATCGGTAGTTAGCAAGCCTTTAAGATATATTTCTTCCGCATGCATTGATACTCTTGCAAACCTTGCAGACTCACTTGCGTTCTTAAAACCACCTATAGCTATTCTATCAGAAGAGGTAGATTCGTTGGTTAATACAGATAAATACATGTCTACGAGCGCGTTGTTTATATCGTCTATAGACATATCAAGTACATTTTCTACATTATAGCTAAATCCAGCCTTAGGGCCTTCTATTTTAACGCCTTTTAAACCCATCGACTTAAGAGTTTCGTCAAATATCTGTGACTTAGATTTATCAAGGGTTACTAGATTTGTCTCATTCCAATAATCGTGCAGAAATAACTTTTCTCCCGGTTGTTTACCAAGACTTGCCCTTAACTCATCTTTTTCTGTCTCTGTCATAGAGTCTGCTTTAGCTTTAAGAATAGAAGATACCTTCTTACCGAACTCACTTCCTGTATAGAAATGAGTCCAAACATCATAATTATCTATGTTTTCATTCTTAACACGATAATTATGTCTCATCAAATAAAGCTTATCTATATCAAAGTCAAAACCGGCTATTGTAGTGCACTCTGCTGGTAGCTTGATTGAGTTTGCGCAACCCTTCGGTGTTACCCTCTTGACGTGTAAACGCATCATGGAATACTCCTTTTCTGTAGGTATTCTATATGCTACAATATCAAGTATGCCGGGAAATTTCTTTTCTATAATAGTGTTGCCATCTTTATCAGTCTTAAAAGTTCCGTCATTATTAACATAAGTGTCATAATCAAGTTTTATCTGTCTACCGTTTTGTTCCTTATAAGAGAAGTCAAAAGGTATCTCGCATTCGTAACCACATAGTTTACCATCTTCTATGATTGCATTTAATTCCTGCGATTCAACCCATTTATTACCAACTCCAAGAGAAGATGCTTGTACTACACTTCCACCGGGTACGGTCTGTCTTATAACACCTCTTCTAAACATGCTTATAAGCATACTTTCGATATCGTTGGCACAACTAATTTCCGAGAAAGGTATTATAGGCTTTCCGTTAGAATCTAGTGTTATTCTATTAATAATAGCAGGGTTTGTTCTGTCATTATTAAGCAGTGAAAAAGCTATGTTTCTTGTCAACCTCTCACTATTATTAAGAGTGGAAAGGAATCCTTCAAAAGACTTAGCATATTTGGCTGATTGTAATAGATTGAAATAAACCTTGAATTTATCCCCTTCAATCTCGGTCTTACCAATCTTATATATAACATCATCTTTTATTGCCGAGTCAATTATTTTTCTTCCTTGTGTACCAAATATTGATTCTCCGTCAGTATGGTCTGGTATATTAGATTGAATAAGCATGGAATCAAGCGGTAAACTATGGATTGTGCCTCCATAAGTCTTGCCTGTCTCATCACTAAAATATTCTATCTGTTGACTCATTATCTCATCAAAAGAAGTAGAATCGTCGTTAGGAACTCTCAAATCAATCTTAGAATCAGCTATTAATCGTCTTTGCTCTGCCGCTGTAGGCACATCTTCTCCTTTAATTATTTCTCCATTAGCGTTTTTACCATCAAGGATTTCACCGTTAGCTCCTACGTAACTTCCATTAAGCATCTTATATTGTAAATCATATTCCGAGAAGCAACCCTTCTTAACGCATTTTGTAGAAGCAATTAAATCAACGTTATTGCGTTTCATCCACATACCCATCTGGCGCAATTTGCTTCCATTAGGATACATTTCTGGTACTATAGGCACCTCAGCATATTTGAGTTGGAAAGGAATCCTTTTGCTGCCATTTATTTCGATACCGTCATTAATTGGCTTAATCGGTTGCATCACAAGCATAAGGCTATTTATTCTTGACATAGACTCAGCTGTAAGATTACCTTCGGAGTTAAAATTTGAAGCAGTACCTATAATCTTATTTATCTCTTGATAAGCCAATTCCTTGTTTTTATCCCAGAAAGGCTCTCCAATGCTAAGCAGTATCCTTCTATAAGAATCAAGTGACCTATATGCTTCACCATCAGTTATAGTATTACTGTCAAACTGCTTCATATAAGAATTAGCAGCCTTAGATGCTTCACTTTCTGACATTGTTTTAAGGTAGCGTTTATACATTACGTTCCACATTGCCTTTCTTGTACTATCGCTTACTCCAATAGATATATCATTGAAATAAGCCACTTTCTGCGTGAAATCGTTACCAAATATAGGTTTGCCATCAAGATCAACAGCGTCTCTTATTACCTGATAACCATTAGTAAGTATGCCTTTATTTCTCTTTTGCATATCTTTAACACCTGCGAAAAATATAGGGGATACTTGTGTTAGGTTAACTATATTCATCATGCCAAACTTATAGTTCAACCAAAAATCACGTAGTATCTCAGTTAGTTTCTCCTGTGGATTTTCAGAATTGCCTATGTATTGTTTAAAATTAATATACTCTCCATTATCGTTAACGTCAAGTATGCCATTATCTTCAAGAAACTTATAGAACTTATTGAATTGTCTATCAAGCTCAGGTTTTAATATATCATCAATAAAAGTATTCCTATTTATGATGTTACCTGATTTATCAATAAGTTTATCCCTTTCTTCTTTTGATAGATTATTAAGAAAATCAACAGTACCAAACTTACTTTCATTTCCTTTCTTTGTAAGAGTCTCCTTATCGTTAGCTTTCACTATAATACCCGATTGTTGCCAAGACTTGATAACCTTTTGCATATTAACATCAGATATAAACAGATTATATATACCATCGAGGATTTCACTTTCTTCATAATGAAGCAGTCTGAAATACCTTGAAGCGTTATTATCGCCTGTTATAAAGGAAGGTATAAAAGCAAAGTTATTCCTTGGGATTTCCCCTCCCTTAAGCATCATAGGAGTGTTAAGTATAGGAGTTCCAGTATATTCAGGTTTGGCAAGATTGTTTAGATAGGTAGTTATATCCATTAATACATGTTGCCTCCTATCGGTTCTTTCCGCCTCTAAATCATTCTCTCCCATATTGCGAATAACATCTATTTGATTCCTAAGAGATGTATAGTATTCAGATTGACCCGAAAGATAGAATAAATCACTAAGTATTCTATTATAAATAACAGGTTTATTTCCTGTAAGGTTGGCAAAGACGGGGCTCTCAAGATATTTTGACTTAAGGAAATTCCTTAAATCATTACCGTTAAGAGTATGTATTCTTTTAAATACAGACGTAGTACTTGAAGGTGATATTCTTGACGTCTGTCTTTTCCCTGCAAAGGTAAACATATTCTCAGT